TCATCCAGAAGCTCGACCGCTCGCGCCAACGTGATACCGGCCGCCTGGGCGTTGATCAGTTTCACTGCATGGGACTGGGACATGCTCATGGTGCACTCTCCTGGCGATGATCTTCGCCGCTGGTGTGATCGTCATGCCGAGGCGTACCGCCTCCTGCCGTTCCCGCAATGCGCCACGCGATTCCGACCAGCCAGGCAGCAGGGCGATCGTGTCGCAGGTGCCCATCTGAGGGATACACACGGCCATGTACGCCTCCCAGCTATCCTGGGGCGGGTTCTCTGCAGGGTTCTCGACTTGGTAACCAAGTGCGCGCAGGCGGGCGGCCTCGGCGTTGAACGCTGGATAGTTGAAGTCCGGCAGCCCGGTCATAGGCCCGCTCAGGTACAGGCGTTGCGGTGTCTTCGAGGGCGCCACATTGGCGCCCTTGACGTACTCGGTGCAGATCACGATCACGTCGGTACCGTCCTGGCGATGGATCGGCATCTTCTCGAAGGGCAGCGCGCTGCAATCCTCCCAGAGCTTGGTGCAGGCGCGGCAGCGGCCGGCTTTGGGGTGGTGGTTCATGCGGCCTCCTGTTTCTGCTCCAGCCCCTGCAATGCGTCACGAACAGCGGAGACGACGCGAGTCAGGTATTCGTAGCGCGGGTTAGGCGCAAAGGCATGATCAGATACCGCGTAATGCCATTCGCTACCGAACAGGGCTGTCAGCACTTCGTCAGCCTCGCGGCTGTGCATCAGCGACTCGGGACTTTCGAACTGCTGCAGGCATTCCGCGTCGTCGTAAATGCGCCGCGCCTCGTCTTGGTCAAGGTGGCCGCATTCGTAGCGCCAGGCTTCACGCCCTCGCCGGCAGCCAACGGCTATCTTGCGCACGGCTTTCGCCAATGCCTCGCCAGAGAAAACCGTTGGCTCTAGGCCTACGCCACGGCGCAGGCAGCCGACCACATAGTCGACGCTCTCGTCGGCCACGAAATGCGCCACAGTGCGGTCGCCCATGCTGCCCCAGTACGTCGCCCAGGACTCGCCGTAGCACTCGATGGTGATCTTGCCTTGGCGGGTCTTTCGGCCTTCATGCTCAGCACGGACGCCAAGGTCTTCGAGGAACACGGTCACCGGATCGAGCTTGTACGGCTTGCCCATCAGGTCGCTGATCAGCCGTTTGGTTACCTGGGTGGTTTCGATTTTCATTGCTGACGAGACTCCTGTTGCTGCCGGCGCATGGCCTGACGCTTCTTCGAGCACTTCTGGTGGCCACCAGCACTGCGAGGGCGCAGGCAGATATCGCAGGTGGCGTTCCAGTCGTAGACGGTGGGGCGTTCGGTGTCGGGGATCATGGCGTCACCTTCGGCGCCCACGGCAGCAGTATCTGATCGCCGCGCACGTACAGCGGGTGGCGCGGGTGGCCATCCTTGGTCGTGCCGAGGCACCAGAGGCGCCCGCCGGCAGCGGTCAGGATGTTGGCCACGGCCGCCACGCGCTCGGGCTTCGCATTGGCGCCCCAGGCGCAGACGATGTCGGTGTATTCCTGGGCGATCGCGCGCAGGCGCCAGTCGTTATCTGGCCCGACCGGGTCGGCGTGCTTCCAGAGGTCGGCTGGGTTGGTGGCGCGCAGCGCGTACAGGTTCGCCACGGCGATCCCGTTGCAGGCCCAGGTCTTGGCGAAGTTGCGGCAGCGCCGGATCGTTGGATCGTCCAGGGTCGCGTCCGCGGTGCTCGGGTTGAGCATCAGGAACAGCGCGGTGCCCTTGTCGGCCAGGCTGTCGCCAGGCCGGGTCAGCAGGTAGCGATACTGGCCGCATTCGCTGATGATGGCGGTCATGGGGTGCGCTCCACGTTGATGGCGAACACCTCGACAGGCTGTTCGCCGAAATGCGGATGGGTGATGGTGGCCAGGCGGTACCCGCGATAGGGCAGTACCAGGCGCCGCTCGGTGTCGCCGCGCTTCGGGTAGCCGCGGGTAAGCACGATGCGGTCGTAGGTGCGACCGACCAGGCGCTTGCGCCAGTAGTCGTTGGCCAGGCGGAACTCTTCGGGCTTGGTGCCGGCCTTGATCTGGTCGAAGTACTCGCCTTTCATCGGCAGGTGCAGGGTGCTCATGACTGCACCTGTACGATGTTGTCCTCGACCCATTTGCGCATGCGCTTCCAGCGGTCTTCGGGTGACTCATTTCGCCAACTGCCGACCTCGTCATTCTCGAAAACGATTTCTGCGGCCATGGCCGGCGCGATGCCGAACAGGCTGGCAACCGATTCGCGGTCGTCTGGATCGACGCCCTTCATGTCAATGCCGCGCTTGGCGCCGAGCACACCGAGGGTGCAGAACTGGCCGTCTGCTTCGAGTTCTTCGCTGATCAGGCGCTTTTCTGGCATGGCGTCCAGGGCGTCACGCAGTTCGATCAAAAACGCCTGGCCGCGCTTGCCCTTGATGGCCGAGTTCACTGCGCCACGCCAGCAGATCAGCTCCCAGCCGTCGCAATCATCGCTGTATCCGCTACGGCTCATGGCTGCTGCTCCTGCTGTGCTGGCGCAATGCCCGGGCGCATGGCGTTGGTGTCGCCGACCATGGCGCGGAACCAGTTGAGCATCATCGCCCCGGAACTGATGGTGTGGTGTTTGGCCTTCTGTTCGTCGCCTGCGATCTGAACGGTCATGGCTTTCTGGCCCAGATAGCCGAGCAGCCAGAACCAGTCGGCTGGCTGCTTGCCCGCGTCGTGGTCGGTTCCCCAGCGCTGGATCTGGTGAGCGGCTTCCAGGCGAACGGCGTCAAACCATTCATCGGTATGAGGGGTATTGATCAGGGCATCGAGGATTCGGCGATGCTGGGCGACGGTCATTAGGCTGTGCGCCTCAAGGCTCGGATTCCCCTCGTAAATATGCGTGCGCCGGAAAATGTACCCGTGGTCTACGTGGAAGAATCTGTAACCAACAACCTCCACCTCTTCCACGCCAGCCGATACGGCAGCCGGCAAGTCCTTCGGCGGCATGGCCGAATCGCAAACCTGGCACATGCCGCTGCCGGCAATGAAACCGGCGTCGTAACTGTAAGCCGCGTGCTCGGACTGGCAGCACTGGCAGCGAACGCTTGTGAGATCGGCAGTAGTACCCTGCTGGTTTACAACTGCAGGTGTTTCGGCCTGGGCAATCTCTGCAACTGTGCGCCATGCTTCGGATGGCTCTGGTGCTGGCGAGTGCTTGCCCTCGAGCAGTTCAGCCAGCGCTTTCACGCAGAGGTCTACGTCGCTACCTGGCACATGGTTGCGCAGGTTCAGCAAGTTCATAGCGAGCCTGATCAGCGCGCGGTGCGAGGGGTTAAGCGGCGCAGGCTCAGCAGCAGGGGCACAGGGTGCGGCGGCGAGCATGGCGCGGTAGACCTTAGCCAGAGGCTCGTTTCCGCCAACGAGCACTGCAAGGCAAGCATCGTTCTGCTCTTGCGTCATCTCAACCGGCACCAGCTTCCACCCGTCCGGCATACTGGCGCGGTGATTCCAGGCGCCGTCTGGTGCTTGCGCCCCGCAAGTTCCGCACTTCACGCGCTTACCCTTCTTGGGCCCGTCAGTGTGCATGTACGTCATATCCATGAAGCTGAACTGGCAATCCCCGCAGAACGGGCAATGCAGCAGCTCATCAATCTTGTTCTGTTCGCACATCACCGGGCATTCAGCAGTGGTGTGATCAGTCGCACCAGGGCAGTTAACGCATTGCTTGTTCATTGGTCACCTCACAGGTGTGGGATAATCGTTGTCTGGCCTGGCCGGCGGCATCGGGCACGGAAGTCCGGCCGGGCTGGTTTCAGCGGTTCTGGCGCAGGTCGGCGAGCTTGCGGGTCAGGTCCATGGAGGCGCGGCGCAGGGTGCCTGCTTCCACTGGCACACGCTTGCCATCCGACTTCTTCCGCGCCGAGCGCAACGCCCGGGCGGCGCGCAGGCAGCGGGCCAGTTCCAGAATCGTTTGGTCGAGGGTGTGAGCTTTCATGGTCAGTCCTCTTGCTGCTTGGGCTTGCTGCAGCGCAGGCACGGGCATACGCCGATACGGCGCCCGGTTTCGCGGCAGTAAGTGGGGGTGTTGAGTGCGTGCCGTGCATCGGGAGTCGATGACGGTTTGCCAGGTGCGTGTAAGAATACTGTTTTTATATCCAGTATATTGCCATGACTAAACCTCTCCCTGACTTCCGCCCGGTCACCCAGGGCGAACTGCGAAAGATCTGGGCCGAGCACCCGGAAATGCGCCGGCTGGTGCTCGAAGTCGAGCGATACCGGCGTGTGCTTGGTGAGGTGGATAGCCTTTACCAGAGCACGCGCGAGGCCTGGCGCGCGAAAGGCGGCGGGCATCTGGTGGCCTTTCACCGCTTCAAGATTCTCTTGAGCGAAGAGCGCAACCGGGGCGCAGACGATTAGGCTCATGCCTGCGGCACCTCGGCGACGCTCAGCCCAACTGCCACCGGGCGTACCCACACCGGCATGTTGCTGAGCATGAAGGTCTCGCCCTGGGCGGCCAGCAGCAGGGTGGTACCCATGACGTGGGCGATGGCCTCGGCTGCCGCGGGCGGGACCGCGTTGCCGATGCGCTCGCTCCAGTCCTTGTCGCTCAGGCCATCCAGAATCAACTGCTCTTCCGGGTCGACCAGGCTCTGCAGTGCTGCCTTCTCCAGGGTGGTGAACGGGCGGTGCCAGGTGCCGTCGAGGCTGCGGATGATGCAGGTCAGGCGGTCATTGGCTGCTGGGATGCGCGGGTCTGCGACGCTGAAGCGCCCACTGTCGTAGCGCGAACTGGCGGCGATCGCGCCGCAGTTCTGGTCGAACGGGATAACGCCGTAGTGACCGCCGGTGAGGTAGTTGTCGCCCTTGCCGCGGTGCAGGATGCGAGGATCTGCCACCGACTGTTGGCCGCCTTGCACACCTTTGCCGCCGGCGATGATGGTGCCGGCCGGCTTGTCGAACGGCACTACACGGTAGTTGCCGCTGTGGCGGTTCCAGTTGGGGCGCGGGTCGGCGATCGACAGGGCGCCGCTGGCCACTTGCTGCGAGCCGGTCACGGTGCCGGTGTGGCCTTCCCACTTGCCGACGTGCAGCTTGCGGCTGCTCGCGCCCTGGTGCCAGTTGTGGTACCGAGGATCGGCAACGCTGAAGGTGCCCTGACCTGGCATGGTCTGCCCGGGGATGGTCGGCGACGACTCGTCCCAGCGGATGACGCCGAACTGTTGGCCGTGATTCCAGTTCGCGGCCTGGCGGTACCGGGGATCGGCGACCGAGAATTTTCCGTTCATGGGGCGGCTCGCGCCGGCGATCACGCCGCACGGCTCGTCCCATTTGCTCACGCCGAGCACGCCGCCGTGATACTCCGGCACGATAATCAGGTCACGAAGGCGGCCATCCTCGATCGCCAGTTCATTGAGGCTGCGCCAGTCGCTGCCAGCCCGCACCAGGGCGAGACGCACCCAGGTCTGCCATTGCAGGGAAGGCACGCGATGCATCGGGCCAGCGGCCTCGATATCACCTGGCAATGGCATGCGGCCGAGGATATCGCCGACGGCGCGCAGGCTCTTCTTCTCCGGCTCGTACAGGAAGGGCGGCACCTTCTCGACGTGGCGGGCGACCAGCAGGAAGCGCTTACGAGATTGGGCCAGGCCGCCCAGCTCGCCGCAGTCGTGGGTAGTTTCGGCGACGGCATAGCCGAAGTGGCTCAGCAGGCTGTTGATCTGGTCCAGCAGGTGCCGGCCGCGGGTGGCCAGGCGCGGCACGTTCTCGAAGACGATGAGCGGCACCGGGTCATTCTTCCAGGCCTCGCCCATCAGCCAGATGCAGCGCAGGGTCAGTTCGTTCAGCGCCTGGTACTTCGGGGTCTGGCTCATCTTCTCGGAGAGCAGGCCGCTGGCGCCCTTGCAGGGGCTGCTGATGAACACGGCATCGGGGCGCTTGTTCTGCGCAGCGCGGCGCACGTCGTCGGCCGAGGCCTCGCGCCAACCTGCAGGCGGTTCAGCACCATGAAAGCGGGTGTACTGGTCGCGGGTGAACAGGTCCATGAGCGTGCCAGGCACGCCGGCCAGTTTCTCGAAGTCGCGCAGGCCAGCAGGATCAACGTCGATGCCGCCCAGGCATTCCCAGCGGGCTTGTACGTTGCCGACAACGGGTTTCGCGCGGTTGAAGCCCTTGGCGCCGCCGCCCAGGCCGCAGCAGAAATGGAAGTGGTGCAGGGTCTGGGTGATCATTCGGCGGATTCCTTGGCGATATCGTCCTGCTGCTCGGCATCGAGCAGGGCGAAGAGGTCGGGCATGGCCATGTCTTCCTCGGCGCCTTTGCAGTAGCCGGCGCCGTCGAGGAAGTAGCGGGGGTTCAGTTCGGAGGCGATCGCTTTGCGTTTCAGCTTCAGTGCGCGGACGGGCACCGTCATGATTCCGCCGAAGGGGTCGTAGATGGTTTCGCCTTCCATCGAGTACTGGACGATGGCGCGGTCGACAATGTCGAACTGCAGGGGGCAGAGGTGCATTTCCTGGCCCTTGCTGTACTGCTCTGCGTTCAGCGTGCGCATGCGGGCAACGTCGGTCCAAACATCCGGGTGCCAGGACTGCGGCGGCAGCAGCATGAAGCCGGTGGGCAGCTTGCCGGTGACTTCCAGCGATTCGCCGATGGTGACGTGGTGCTCGAAGTCGTAGACGGTGGACAGGCTGTAGTCGCGATAGAGCTTGAACATCACGTCATGCGGGATGCCTTCGAAGTCCGCTTCGGTCAGCGGGCGATTGCCGTTGCTGCGGGTGAAGCCGTGCGCGTCGAGCTGCCAGCGGGCGCGGCTGTAGCCGTTGCCCCGGGTGACGGTCAGCTTCTTGTCCATGGCGAAGGGCACAATCTGGCCGTTCTCGTCGATGCACAGTGGCTTGGCTTTCACCACCGGGATATCGCCGTAGGCGTTGCTGGTGTCGGTCGGCGGCTTGCGGAAGATCAGCAGGTACTCGGGCATGCCAACGCCCATCTTCGTGCCGTCTTTGCATTGCTCCGTCCAGCTCAAGCGGTAGGTCTGGGCGTTCTCGCGAACAACGTCGGTGACGATGGTTTTCATACCCATGTAACCCCAGCCGTGCTTGGTGAAGTGCTCGACCACCTTCATGTGGAAGGGGTAAACGGTCTGGAAGCCAAGGCCGGTCATGCCGCCTGGCACGATGCGGTCTTTCACGTGGATCAAGGCCAGGCGCCCGGGCACGGTGGCGCGCAGCAACTCGGGCGTCAGGTAGTCCATCTGCTCGAAGAAATGCTCGTTGCTGTCTGTGTGGCCGAAGTCGGCGTAGTTGGGCGAGTACTCGTATTGGGTGCTGAATGGGATGCTGGTGACGGTCAGGTGGATGCTGTTGTCAGCCAGGCGGCGAGCCTCGTCGACGCAATCGTTGTTCACGATCCGATAGTTCTGGCCAGTGATCTCGACGCGCTCGACGCCCATGGAGCGGGTGAGCTGCTGAGTCATGGCGGCCACGGACAGGCCGTATTTCTTGATGATCTCGGTCATGCGCTGAACCATGGTGTTGTGCTGCTGCCACTTCCTTTCCAACTGGCGGCGAATGTCGCGCTCGGCCTCGGTGTAGATCAGATCGATGCGCACGCGGCCGAGCTGCAGGAAGCGGTGCAGGCGGTGAATGGATTGGATGAAGTCGTTGAACTTGAAGCCGATGCCCAGGTAGATGGCCCAGGAGCAGTGGCGCTGAAAGTTGCAGCCGCTGCCGGCGATGACAGGCTTGGCGGCGAGTTCAGGGAACTTGCCGTCGCTGAAGTCGATGATCGCGTTCTCGCGATCATTGATATCCTGCGAGCCGTACACGCTGACGACGGAGGGGATAGCTTTCTCGATCGCGTGGCGCTCGGCCTCGAGGTCGTGCCAGATGATCCGGTGGGCGTCTGGATCCTCGGCGCGTAGTTCCATCATCTTGGCGACGCGGGCGGTCAGGCTTTCGCGCTTCTCGGCCGCGGCGTCCTGCACGCCGATGGCGGTGTTACGCAGCAGGCGGCCCTGGCCATTGCGTTCGTGGCCGGCGTTGGAATGGTCGGATGGCACCTCATGCCAGCGAATGTCGAGCTCTGGCAGGTCGTAGCCTTCGTCGCTGAAACCAAGGTCGCTCGGGCGCTGAACGAAAATCCCCCAGGACGCGACCCACATCCAGAACTCGGCTTCCTTGTGGGCGTGAATGGTGAGCTGGTCGGCGTGTTCGCTGTTGCGCTTGAAGAACCGGGTCTTGGCCTGGCCAACGTCCATCACGCCCAGGAAGGCCGAGTAGGCGAGCATTTCGATGTATTCGTTCGGGCTCGGTGTGGCCGTGGCCACGTACCGGTACCGGACACCCTCAGTGCGGACGCCATTGGCGCGATCGTCGCCGGCGAACAGTGCCATGAACTCTCGGAAGGTCTTCGACCCGCCGAAGCCGCGCAGGCAACTCGCCTCGTCGAGGCTGGCCACGCTGAACAGGCGAGGATCTAGCTTGCCGTCGCGGACTGTCTCGTAGTTGGTCAGGTAGATGGTCTGCTCGTCCTCCACCTCTTCGAAGCGGCGGATGAACTTCACCGTGATACCCAGCTTGGCGGCGTCGCGGACGAACTCCTGGCGCACGCCGAGCGGGAGGGTGATCAGCGCATAGCCGCCGGCCAACTGGCGGGTGACGCGCACCACTTCCAGTTGGATCATCGACTTTCCCAGGCCGAACGCGGCGAAGCATGCCGCGCGGCCCTGGCGAACCATCCATGCAGCGATGGCGCGCTGGTGGGGCTTGAGCAGTTCATGGAAGGCAGACTGGTCTACCTCGAAGCCTTGCGGCTCAGCCAGGCGCACCTTCTGCTGCAGGAACTTCTCGTAGCAGACCGTCATACCGAGGCCTCCACCGGATGGCCAAGGCACTGGCCATGCTCCCCGTGGTGGTCACAACTCGGGATCATGGTGAAGCCGCGTTCTGCGCAGTCACGGGCGATGGCCAGCACCTCTTCGCCAGGTATCGGGCGACCGGTACCGCGCTCGCTCAGCAGGTCATCCAGGGCGCGCGGTCGGCGCGCCCGGGCGATCACGTAGCTGACGGCAACGCAGACGTGGAAGGTTTTGGATTCGCTGGTCAGCATGGCGACACCTCTACCGGCACGCTCGGTAGCTTGGTGATGGTGTCGCCTTCGAAGATCGGCAGGACAGCGACGTTAGGCGCCCAATTACGGGCGACCTTGTGGTCGTTGGTCTCTTCCAGATAGTCGGCGGTACGCCAGCCGATCAGGCGGGGCGCTGCTATTTTCTCCTGGCAGGGGCCGTTGGCCGCTTTCTCAAGAGCATCCAGCAGCAGTTCCTGGCGCTTCGCGCGAGCCAGCTTTTCCTCGATCGCCTGCACCACGAAGGTGTTCATGCTGGTGTGGTCGAGGTCGGCGGCAGCGTCGACGCGGGCACGGACGCCATCAGGCATGCGGACTACGAACTTGTCAGCGGTGCGAGAGTTACCCATGGCGAGCCACCTCGCGCTTGAGCTGGTCGACCAGTTGGGTCGGCAGGCTGTGAATCACAAGTTGGCCGCGGGCCTGGTCAAACTCGACCTTGTTGCCCAGCAGGCCAGCGTCGAAGCTGATCGACAGGCCTTCGGTGCGTGCGGTGAAGCGGCGGAACTGGTTGAGGGTGCGCTTATCCGCCGGGATTTCAGTCGACAGGCCATAGTCTTTGTTGCGGATGAAGTCGTAGAAGGCCTGCGGGCGATCCTCGTCGACCAGGGCGGCCAGCTCTTCCAGACTGATCGGCTCGCCCAGCTTGGCCTGGCTGGTGGCGTAGCCCACCAGGGCGTTGGTTTTCTCGCGGGCTGACTCTTCCGGCAGATCTTCGCTCTCGACAAAGTCGCTGAATGCCTTGAGCAGGGTGCGGGTTTCGCCGGGGGCGTCGATGCCTTCTTGGCAGCCGATGAAGTCGCGGAAGTAGTCGTATACGCGGCGACCGCCCTTGCCCTTGGTGAACGAAATGTACTGGCGCGAGTTGGGGTTGTTGCGCCATTCGCTCAGGTTGATGCGTGCGGCCAGGTGCAGTTGGGTCAGGTCGAGATGCTTTGCCGGCACAACCTCGAGGTCTTCGGTGATCGTCACGCCTTCGCTGTGGTGCAGCAGGGCGATGGCCAGGTATTCGGTCATGCCTTGCTGGTAGTGGGTGAACATGGCGTGACCGCCAACGGTAAGGTTGGATTCCTCCATCAGCTTCTGCAGGTGCTCGACGGCCACACGGCTGAAGGCGACGAAGTCCTGCTTGCCATCGAGGTAATCGCGCAGCCAGCCGCTGAGCGGGTAAGCGCCAGATTCTTCATGGAACAGGCCCCAGGCCTTGCCCGGCTTGGCGTTGTAGGTCTCGTTCAGATCGGTCAGCAGGTTGTCGCGTGCCTGCGAGTCAGGCAGTGCGTGGGCGACGGCATGCAGCACGGAAGGGCTGCCGTCGGGCTTCTTGTCGATCAGGTGGATGATGCTGTGACGGATGGGCATGATGATTTTCCTGTTCGCTGCTGGCTGGTCAGATACCGGTGGGCACTTCTTCGCCGCCCAGGGCGGTGAGCAGTTCGGGCACGAACTCGCGGAAGGTGCGCATCATCAGGAAGAAGCTGGCGGACTGTTGGGAGAGGGCGTCATCGCCGCCGTCCTGCTCGGCCTGCTCCTGCAGGATGTTCTCGAAGCGCAGACGCTTGATCTGCAGCTTGTCGTCGAGGACAAACGACAGCTTGTCCTGCCAGGCCAGGGCCAGTTGGGTGGCCTGCTTGCCGGCGGACAGGTGCAGTTGGATTTCTTCGCTGGTCAGATCCTGATGCTTGGCCGCGATGCTGCCGCCTTCTGCGTGGGTGTCGCGCAGCAGGGTCTGGTCGAGCACGGCGAAGCCTTCGGCTGCCTTCTGCTGCTTGAGCCAGTCGGTCAGGGTGGCGGTGGGGGCGATCTTCACGGACACCGGGCGAATCGGCAGTGAGCCAAGGCATTCGCGCAGGGTCGACAGCAGATCCTCGGCGCGCTTTGGCGACGTGGCGTCGACGTAGATCAGGCCGGCGGCCGGGTCGATCGCTGCGTAGGTGCTGGCGTTACGGGTGAAAGCGCGAGGCAGGAAGGCCTGCACGATCTCGTCCTTCAACTGGTCGCGCTCCTTCTTGAAGACCTTGCGCATCTGGGTCTCTTCGATCTCGTCGACCTTCTCCTTCAGAGCGTCGCGGACCACAGAGCCGGGCAACATGCGCTCTTCCTTGCGAGCGCGGATCAGCAGCATGCCTTCGACGGCATGCACCAGGGGTGCATTGGGGCCTTTGCCGAGCGGTGCGGCGAAGCCGTAGGTGGTCAGTTCCTGGCTCTCGCAGGGGCGGGCGGGCTTGCTGGCCAGGGCGACCTCCAGCGCTTCGGCGGCCAGGTCGATGGCTTGTGTGAGGCGGTAAATCAGTAGGCTACGGAACCACATGGCTGTTTCCTCAAGCGGCTTTAGGGGGTTTGTTGGCGAACTCGAAACCGTGCTTCTTGGCCATGCGCTCAAGGCGAGCGGTGCCGATCTCGAGTGCGCGGGAAGCGGCAAACTTGGATACACCCAGGCCGGCCATGGCGCGGGCGCGCTCGACCAGGGCAGGGCTGTCGACGACAACGGCGCCGATGGGGCGGCCGCCTGCCTTGCGATGGGCCTTTGCGGCTTGTTCGTGCCGGCGGCCCTCGGTGATGATCGTCATGTCGGAAGCGGTCCACTGGCGACTGACCAGCGGACGCTTCTCGATCGGCGACTCGGTTACCTGCTCGGCCCCGGCCTGGTACTCAGCCAGCTTGTCAGCGAGCCACTGACGAGCTGCATCCTTGGATGACAGGGTCGGCAGGTTGAGTGTTGTTTCGTGGTGCATGTGTTCCATGGCCGGGGCTCCTGTTGATCAGGCAACTGCAGGCATGGCCACGCCCTGAAGGGCGAAGTACACGCGGGCGCAGGCAAGGGCATCGGGCATGGCGCGGTGGGCTTCCACCAGATCCTCGCCAGTGAAGTGCTTGTAGGCCTCGGCCAGGGTCGGAAGCTTTTTCAGGCCGACTGGCTCGCGTGACTTCTGGCAGGTGCAGTACTTCTCGGTCGACTCTTTGAACGAATCGGCCAGTTCTTTGCTGTGGTACCGGCTGATGGCGATGCGCGCGATGCGATCATCGAAAGTGGCGTTGTGCGCTACGCGGATAGCGGCGCGAGCATGGATGGCCAGGAAGCCATCGAGCGCTTCGGCTTCGGGAATGCCTTCGTCCATGGCCTGCTCCTGGCTGATGCCATGGATGGCGGTCATGTCCGGCGAGATTTCCCAGCCGTCCGGGCGAACGATCGCCTGGTAGCGGTCGATGATGTTGCCGGTGGCGTCGCAGAGCAGGGCGGCGACTTCGACGATATGAGGCTGGTGGCCGGCTTCGCTGGGCTGTTTCCAGTCCGGAATGCCGGTGGTCTCGAAGTCGAATACGTTGGTCAGAATGGTCATTTCGGTGACTCCAGGGTGTAGGAACCCCAACCCACGCCGGATGGCCGGCGCGGTTGGTTTTTCAGGGATTGGGTTAGGCGGCGGCTTTCTGCGTCGCTACGCTGTTGATGTGTTGCACCAGGGCGCTGCAGATGCGCGGCCAGTCGCTGGCCCGGTACAACACGGCGTTGCGCTCCCGGTTGGCAGGCTCGAAGCCCAGGCTTCGCAGGAACTCGGCGGTAACGGTGAAGCCGAGGGTGCTGTTGATATCGCCGAGTTTGATGCGCTGGCCATCGTCGACCGGGGCCTGTTGCTTGACCTGCTGAACAGCTGAGGGCTCTACGGCAGCAGTGTTATGGATTGGCGCGGGCTCAGCGGGCTGGGCCGCTGCCTGCTGCTCGGCCAGTTTCTGGTCCTCGATCTTCTTCAACTCTTCCTGACGGATGCGCTCGCGCTCCTGATCCTGTCGAACCTGTTCGGCCTGCTTGTGTTCGTTGATGCGGTTGCTGATCACCGCCTGCAGGTCTTCACTGGCCTTGAGCACCAGCTGCTGAGCGTCGTGGAACAGGAACTCGAAGCCAGCGGCCTGATCGCGCAGGGTGGTCAGGTTGTGGGTGATGCCGGTGGCAATGGTGCTGGCGTCGACCTTGGCGCGCGCCAGTTCAGCATCGGCCGAGTCGCGCAGGCTGGTGATGGTCTTCTTGCCTTTGATGGCGCCGGCCACGTCGATGCCCACGGCAGGCATGCGGATCTTGCCGCCGAAGGAGGCTTCGAGGTCGGCGATGTGTTTGCGGAATGCCTCGTTGGCATCCAGCACGATCTTGTCGCGGATCTCTTGCTTGCGGTTTTTGACCAGACGTTCGAGGCGCAGGCGAACCTGGCGAGCTTCCTCGTTCACTTCGTCCAGGGTGCGAATCACCGCGTCGATATCCTGGGCCTGGCCCATGATGTGGCTCTTGGTGGCGGACAGGCGAGATTCAACGTCGGTGCACCACTTCACGGTCTTCTCTGCGTCGGCGAAGTCCTGATCGTCCTGCAGGTCGGTGTTGATGTTGCTGATCGCTTCCATGGCCATGGCGCGGAACTGGTCAAGGTTGGAGTGCTTGACCATGCCGGTGACTTCGACGTGAATCGCCGGCAGCATTTCTGGAGCGCGACCGATCTTCTCGACCGGTTTGGCAGCCGGGGCTTCCTGTTCTTCGAGGTCGGCGGCGAACTGTTTCCACCCAGCGGCCAGCGCTTCGGCGCGGCCTGGTACCGGGTAGTACTCCATCGACACGAAGTTGTCTTCGGTACCGTCGGAGCAGACGAAGATGACTTTCTCGGCGCCAGTGACCAGCAGTTGCTGTTCCAACTGCCAGTAGTAGTGCGCTTCGAGCTGCTCGGCGCGCACCTGGGCGGCCAGCTTCTCGTTCCACAGCTTGTGCTCGAAGAGCACTTTCTCTGCCATGTCCATGCCGTCGAGGCTGGCCAGTAGGTTGTCGCGGGAGCAGGTGACCGGGTAGAGGTCTTCGCCGATGCGGGCTGCCAGAATCTCGCGTGCCGCTTCTTCGGCTGCGTGGCCACGGTCGAACAGTTCCTGCTTGGCGGCGCTCACGTCAGGGGCCAGGCCAGTTTTCTTCTGGCGCAGCAGTTCGGCGCGGGTCATGTACTTAGAGGCGCCCATCATGGCCGGCGCTTCACTGGCGGTGAAATGGCTGCCGCGCAGTACGTGCCACTCGAGCGAGCCTTGGGTTACGTCATGGATTTTCATGCTTATGCTTCCTCGGTTTCGAGCGCACGGATCTGTGCGATCTGGTCTTCAGAGAGGGTGTTGCTGCTGCTGACGGTGGAAATAATTCGGGCAGCGGTCTTCTGTCCGGAGGCGATCAAGTCGCGCCATTTCGGCAGCATTTCCTCCAGCTTCTTGTCGGAATAGGCGGGCTTGCCTGTGGGGGTTTTCTCCGGCGCAGGCTCGTTCTGCGATTGCTGGCCTGCTGGCTTCCGATCGCCGTCGCCGGCGCCGTCGCCGTTCTGATCAAGGTCGTCATCAGCTGCAACGCCGAGAAGGGCGGTCGCTGCGTAGCGGCGCAGGTAGGTGAGGTGAGCGCCGAAGTCCTTGATATCGCCGCTTTGGGGCATGCTGAACTCAATCTCAGAGGTCAGGACACCGCCGTCTTTGTGGGCGAGCATGGTGATCAGCGAACTGCGGCCGTTTGCAGGCTGAATGGTCTGGATGAAGCTGATTCCGTGCTTGGTAAGCGCTGGCCTGGTGCTGCTGAACACTGCCTCAAGATCGGCGTAGCGGAACTCATACTCGCCGTTGGTGCGGGTGAGAATCTTGACGGTGCGGTTCTTGGCCAGGGGGGAGTACTCGGCCTGAGCGCTTGCGAGGGCGGCATAGAGCATCGCCATCTTGTTGGTTTGTTCCATGGTTGCCGTCCTACTCTTCTTCGCCGTCGTTGGCGGGGTTCTTGCGTTGATCGATCCAGGCCTGCACCTCGTTTGCCGAGAAGCAGACGGGAGAGCTGCGGCTGGTGCCCATCAGCTTCCGCTTGGCCGGGAAGTCGCCGGCGTCGAGCAGTCGGTAAACCGAGCTGCGCGAGAGGCCGGTTCTCTTCAGCACTTCGGGCAGGCGGATAAGGCTGTCCTGTGCTGTGGCTGTTGTTGTCATGCGGGCGGTACTCCGTACTTGATCAGGGCTGCTGCCATGAAGGCGCCCCAGATGGCGAGCCACACAGCGGCGGCGCGCAGGGTGTCTTTCGTGAAACGGCTCATGCCGGCACCTCGCAGGTGATGAACCAAGTGCCGCGGCGGGGGACGGTTCGCTTGATCTGGCGGATATCGGTCACGCCGGCCGCAGTGGCGCGGGCGAATGCCTCGGCAAAGCAGCGGCCTGTGAAAGGGCTAGGCATGTGGCACCGCCTGGGCGTTGCCCGAATCACTCGGCATGGTCGGCAGCAGGCCGTTACGCTTGCCGATGGCGACGATGTGAGCCTGGTAGTCGTCGAACTCGGCGTCGCTGATCAGGCCAGTGGCATAGGCCAACTGGTTCATGCCGTCGGCGTATTCCTTGGCCATGGCCTGAATCAGGATCGGTTGATTAGCGGCCAGCAACAGCTTGCCGATGGCCTGGGAGATCAGGAGTTGGGCCTTGGTCTTCTGCCACTCAGACATAAGCCACCTCTGCATCCTGCTCGCGGCACTCGGCCAGCCAGGCTTCGTCATCCTCTTGCTCGGCCTGCTCTTCATCGGTGAGCGGGTCGAGGTAGTTGGGATCGCGCGGGTCGAGGTTCCGGCGCCAGTTGTTTGCGCGGATCATTGCTGCAGCCCCAGCGCTTCGAACTTCGCGGCGATGATGCGGCGCTCGACTTCCTCGGCCACGAACAGCGGGCGGCACTTGTCGACGTGCTCACCGACCAGCTTGTCGGCCTGCTTCTGTTCAGCCTTCTCGCCAACGATGCGGGAGACACACAGGGCATAGCGGGTGGCTTCGTCGAAACGATCGGTGCAGAACTGGGCGAAGGCATTGCACAGCTTCGGTTCACCCTGCTGCAGTTCGTTGAGCACCAGGCACTGCATGGCAGTCATCGAACGCTTGCGGGTTTCCTCACGCTCCGGAAGGCCCGGATACGGCAGCGGCTGAGCGCTGTTGATCTTTTCGGGGTGCAGGTACATGGGTTGCCTCCGTGTGGTGGCCTTTCGGCTTTGCTTGGAGGCAAATTTAAGCAAGCTGAAATTCGTAGTCAAGCATGCTGAACAATATTTTTTCAGATTGCTGAATTTTTGGTAGGGTGTGGGTGGCTATGCGCAAGGCGCAGAAACGAAAAAGCCCGGCGCTGGGCCGGGCTCAATTCAAGTTATGGGGGCGGTTATGGACTACGGAACAATGTTGAAGTACGCGGCGATTGCGCTGCAGATTATCGCGGTGATCGCGATGATATTTGCCAACCTAGAGTTGCGTAAGGCTGAGCGGGCGATTGCCAAGGTTTCTTCTTCCCTGGCATCACGCCGGGCCGCTGCCGCTTCATCGCGTAAGGACTGCTGCTCTTCAAGCCAGGCCACTGCTTGCCGGCCTATATCATCATCCTGCTGCGCCAGGACTCGAACGTAGGTTTCGCCATGCTTCTCAAAGGCCGATCGATGCGAAATATCACGCGCCATAGATCACCTGGGGTAGATGAGTGCAATGAGAGTTGCTGCGGCCAGTATGGTGGCGATCCACGCTAGGAGCGCCCTGGTCGCCCACTTCTCGCCCCGGGCGAGTGCATCGAAGAACCGAAGCCACCGCACTCAGCTCAGCCCATGGCGCCGCCGCGCCATATCACGCGACCAAGGATCGGCATGTCGTGAAGCACGGACTCGGTTACAGGTTCGTCCGGGTAGGCTGACTTGTCGGGATTGTCGCTGCGGATAACCCAAGCGCCAGAAAGGAGCTGATTGATTCGCTTGATGCTGATACCGCCATCTGGCCTTCTGATTGCGTAGGCCTGGCGATCGCGCGGAGTGGTGTCCGACCAATCAAACAGCACTACGTCGCCATCAAAGATGTAAGGCTCCATGCTGGCGCCTTCGGCGTAGATGACAAACAGGTTCTCAGGTTTGGCGCCCATACGCTTGAGCCAATCGCGCTTGAACGCAAGCCCTCCCTTAACCTCTACGTGGTCGTTGAGATAGCCGTCGCCACAGTCGCCCTTGGCTGAATACTGGGGAATCAAAGCATACGCATCCTCTGCTGGTGAGCGCGTTTCTTCGTCGCGCTCCTCTCCCTGGCCAATCGCTAGCCACATTGCATTGAAGCCGGTGGCTTTTGCCAGTGCGAACAGGTTCTCCGGCTTGAGGCCTTTGCTCTCGCCGCTGATCCACTGGGTCACAGAAGAGGGGGCAACGCCACAAAGCGAGGCAATCTCTCCCTTCTTCTTTCCGCTGAGGCTTACCGCCCTAGCGATTCGTTCATGTCTTTCCATGCCCTCACATTAAGGCAACTTAATTTAAGTATGCAGTATGCTGAATTATCGGCTTGACTGCAAAAATTAAGCATGCTGAACTTGTGTTGTTCCTTTCTGGGAGAACGCAATGAAGACCAAGTCTGCGGCCGATTTCTTCGGCTCCAAAAAGAAGCTTGCTGAGGCGCTGGGCATCAGCCCAAGCGCTGTGACGATGTGGGGTGACGACGTGCCTGAGCTGCGTCAGTACCAGATCGAGCGCCTTACACGGGGGAAGGTAAAGCGAGCGGCGCCGGTAGAAACAACACCCGTCACGACAACAGCAGCCGCTTCTTAGGTGGTCGCCATGGCCAATCAAATGCCAGTCCCGAAGAAGGTCGAGGACGAAAGCGCGCGCTATCTCGCCGAAATGTCCGCTATCCAGCGCACTCGGCTTGAGCACTACGCGCGAAGCAAGGGCATCACAACCGAACAGGCGGTGACGCAGATCGTTACCGAGTTCCTAGCTGCCGAGGCTACGCATTAACGATGGATTGGCTCCGGTGGTGGCACGGGACAGTTACTGACCCGAAGTTTCAGCGCGTTGCGCGCATGTCAGGTGCTTCCGTTGGCGAAGTGCTGGCGGTGTGGGCATGCCTGCTTGAGTGCGCGAGTGCGGTTCCTGAGTGTGACGTGAGCGTGACGGTGCGTGACGCAGAGCGTGACGGGCGTGACGAAGGCGTGACGGAAACGGTTCGAGTGTCGCGCGGTGACGTGACCAGTTTCGACTGTGACGACCACGATGTTTTGCTCGGTTTTGGCGACGGAAAGACTGCTGCTGTTGTCGCTGCGCTGACTGATCGCGGGTTGATCGTTGGCGGCAGGTTGGCCAGTTGGGACGAGCGGCAGCCGCTGCTTCGAGACTCGGCTGGAAGGCGCCAGAGTTCTAGTGCTGCGCGGAGTGCAGCGTATCGGGCTCGCAAAAAAGCAGCGCAACAGTCGTCACAAAATGAGCGTGACGAAAGCGTGACGCGCGACGGTAGCGACGTGACGCGCGACGAGAGTCACGCCGAAGTCACACCAGATAAGACTAGAGAAGACAAGAGTAATACCCCCTTTAGCCCCCCTGGTGACCCGTCACAGGGACAGCCGGCGAAGAAGCCGGCGGCGAAGGCGAAGCCGGAAGGCTCTCGGGCCAAGCCGAAGAAGCCGCTGGCGATGCCGTTCCTGATGACGGCAGACATGTTGGATTGGGCGAAGGAGAAAGCCCCGGCTGTGAACCTTGATCGGGAGACAGAGCGGTTCTGCGACTACTGGACCGGTACCGGCAAGGCGATGGCTGACTGGCCGTCGACCTGGCGCAACTGGATGCGCCGAGCGCAAGACGATTTGGAGCGGCGCGGCCAAGGCGGCGCGGCGAAGAGTGAACCGAACGATACACGCTGGATCGACGAGGACGACGGGCTATGAAGACCGCGACCGATGTGCTGAAGACGCTGCCGAACCTGCCTGCAGAGCTGGTGCAGGACAACCGCGCGCGGACGCCGAGCGCGGAGACGGCGATGATCGTGAACACGCTGTTCGACGAGCTGAAGTCGATCTTTCCCGCATGGCGCCAGGCCTGGCCGAACGATGCTGCCGAGAAGCGTGCGAAGCGCACCTGGGTGAAGGGCTTCATGAAGTCCGGAATCTTCACCATCGAGCAGCTGCGCTACGGCATCGAGGCCTGCCGCACGCTCGAAACCGACTTCGCGCCCAGCGTCGGTAAGTTCGTGAAGCTGTGCACGCCGAGCGCCGAGGAACTGGGCTTTCCCGCTGATGACTCGGCCTGGCGTGAGGTGGTGCGTCACTGCGCGAACCCTGGCCGGCACAACTGGAGCCATGAGGCTGTGCGCCTGGCTGGCGAGGCCGTCGGCTGGTTCAACCTGCGCTGCAGCAGCATTCCCGAAGAGACGCTGCGCAAGCGTTTCGACCATGCGTACTACCAGCTTCGCCGCCGTGCCTCGCTAGGCCTGCCGCTGGAGCAGCCTCGCCAGGGCATCGAAGACCAGAGCGAAGGCCGCGAGCTGACTCCAGCTCAGGCTGAACGCCATAGCGAACAGTTCGCCCAGCGCGTCATGCGCGTTCAGGGCTTGGACAAACTCACCGGAGAACAGGCCCGCCAGCAGTTGCTGGCCAAGCTCCGCATCCGTCGAGGTGACAGCCATGAAGCTTGAGCGCCGCATGCAGAGCGATCTGCGTGATTCCGTCGATTTCCTGCTCTCGCGCAACTACTGCGTAGCGCGTGAGGGTGACCAACTGATTCTGATCCGTGGCCAGCGCCGTGTGCTGGTGGCCGACGGGCGTTTGGCCGTGATCGGCCGGGGAGGTGTGCGGTGAACATGATTGCGAAGATTGGCCACTTCGACCGCGTTGGCTACCTCGAAGGCCGCAAGCACGCTCTTGATATCGTGCGTGATGGTCGCCTGCTGCTCGAGCTGCAGGGTGGCCGCCCTCAACTGGCCGACCGCTTGCGCCAGTGCATGCAGTGCAAGCCCGCAAGCTTCGCCAAGGGCGTGGCCAGCATCATCGCCCTGGTGCAGGAGGTGGACCAGTGAACGCCGAACAGCAACAGCGCCTGCGCGAACTGGCGGTGGTGATGCTCCGAGACGCGCACGGTGAGGATTTTACCGAAGAGCAGGCCGCGCTTTTCCCTGCGCAGCAGGAAGAATACCGGCGCCTGACCGAGCCGCAAGAGATCCTGTCGCTGCTTGATGAAATCAAGCGCCTCAAGAGTCCTGCCATGCCGAACGTATTCGGTGCCAGCAAGTGCATTGCGTGCGGCGAAGTTCATCCGGGTATGTCTGGCCTGCCGTGTCCGAAGATGGCGCCGATGGCGGGAGGTAATCCAGATGCCTGAAGTTATCGCCTTCATCGCCGCCCTGCGCGACGTGCACCCGGATATGGCCCGGTACGGCCTGAATGGAGGCTGTTTCCGGGTTTATCTGCTGCTCAAGCAGGCGTTTCCTGATGCTGAGCCCTGGTATGACAGCGATCACGTCATCACCAAGATCGGCGATTGCTTCTATGACATTCGCGGCCAGGTCGAGCCGGTGAGTGCCGTCGGCGCCTCGTACATGCGCATGTGCGCCTTGTGCTTCAACCGTGCCTATGGCTGGGACCAGCCGGCCCTGAACACAGACCAGCAGGGGGTGCGCCATGGGTAAGGCAGCGACAGCCACAACACCCAAGGCCGATACACCAGAGGCCAAGAAGAAGCGCCAGGCGCGTGCCCAGCGCCCGATCTACATGGTCTGGCGCCGCGTGATCGACGAGGCGACAGGCGAACTGCGGCTGGGCCTGTGCGCCGACAGCAGCATCGACCAGTTCCTGTGCCGTGAGCGCGAGTACCGCGCCGGCGATGTGGTGCGCTGCGAGATCAAGCAAGCCAGGAATGTGAAATTCCATAGGCTCGTTCACGCCCTCGGCCGCGTCGTTGCCGAGCAGGTCGACAAGTTCCAGGGCCTCGACGCCCACACCACCATCAAGAAACTGCAGCTCGATGCCGGCGTGTGCTGCACCTATGAGGCGTTCGACATTCCCGACCTGGGCCGGGTAACGCGCCTGGTACCGGAGTCGATCGCCTTCGACTACATGACCGAAGAGCGCTTCAAAGAGTTCTGGCGGGGCATCTGCCAGCACCTGATCGCCGTCTATTGGCCGGACATGACGGAAGAGGGCATCGAGCGCATGACCGACCTGATGCCTGGGGAGCGTGAGCAGTGATGCTGATTCCAATGAGTCACGCCGACCTTTGCGCAATTGCCGTGAAATGGCTGAAGCGCGCGAACTCTGCCGGCGGCCCTGGCTGCCATGTCGCAGTGAGCGAGTGCCGTTCCGGATGGACTGGCGAGGTGCCCGACGCAATCGGTTTCCGTGCGGCCGGCAGCCTTGATGACGGTTCCGTCGTTGTGGAATGCAAAACCAGTCGCTCTGACTTCCTGGCTGATCGCAAGAAGGCCCACCGTACAACCGGAGGTTGCGGCAACTGGCGATATTTCATGGCGCCAGAGGGGCTGATCAGCCCCGACGAACTGCCGCCTGGATGGGGCTTGCTCACCGTGAACAATCGGGGGCACGTCAAGGCCGTGCATGGGCTGGCTGTGGCATATCGCGGCAGCTATGCGCGCGATGCGGAAATTATCGCTTGGCGTCATGAGGCAGACCGTGATCGCGAGCAGTTCATCCTGGCGAAGTTGCTGCACCGAGTTGGCGACGTCGAAGCAATGAATCGGAATTTGAAGATGGCCTATGGCGAGCAGCAGCGCCTGGCCAAGCGTGTCAACGAGCTGAACGAAGAGCTGCGATCCGAGCGCCTACGGCGATACCTGAAAGGTAAGGGGATCGAGCAGTGAAGCGCACAGAATTGAAACGCAAGACGCCGCTGAAGGCCAAGGCTAGCGGCATTGCCGAGCGCGCACCACGCCAGCGCAAGTGCGCCAACCCAGCCTGTGACGTGAAATTCACGCCCAAGATAGGCCAGAAGGTCTGCTGCTGGCAGTGCGGCCTGGCGATCGCTGATCAGCCTGCCAACCAGAAGAAGGCGCGCATGGCCATTGATCAGCGGGAGCGGCGCGAGATCAAGGTGCGGAAGCAGAAGGTAAAGCGCCGCTCGGAATACATGCAGGAAGCCCAGGACGCCTTCAATGCCTGGATACGCCAGCGTGATGCTGGTCAGCCCTGCATATCGTGTGGAACCACGGCCGATGTTCAGTACTGCGCCGGGCATTACCGCACCGTCGGCGCTTGCCCTGAGCTGCGCTTCGAGCCTCTGAACGTGCACCGCCAGTGCAACAAGAACTGCAATCTGGAGAAGTCCGGAAACATCGTCAAGTACCGCATTCGGCTGGTCAAGAAGATCGGCGCCGAGGCAGTAGCTTGGCTGGAAGGCCCCCACGAACCCAAGAAGTACACCATCGAAGACCTGCAGCAGATCAAGGCCCATTACCGGGCGCTGCTGCGCGACCTGAAGAAGCAACAGGAGGCCTGCCATGTCTGAAAATGTCAAAACGATGTTCGCCAACGTATCGCCAGAGGGCGTGGCTAAGCCAGCAATTATCAAGATTCTCGAGTCCGCGTTAGAAGAGGCGCGCGCAGGCAGGCTGGAAAGCATCGCGATCGCATACACGCGATTCGACGGAAATACGGTTACGAACTGGGAGAACACTCAGGGCTCACTAAAAGCCATCGGAGCGGTATCTCACCTTCTGCATCGCATGAACCGTGAGCTAGCGCAATGAGCGTTCATTTCTCCCGATACCCGGATGACGACGGCCCAGAGCAGGCCCCGTGCGGCATCTGGATTGGCGATGCCAGCGACCTGTCCAGCGACTGGAGCCGCGTCGACTGCAAGCGCTGCCTCAAGTGGAAGGACACGATCATGGCCACGCATGAGGCCGAAGAGAGCGCCATCGTCCAGCAGATGGGCGACATGGCCGAATTTATGAAGCGCGAAGTACGGCAAAACATAGACCGCCCCTGGAGCGAGTACCCGATCGGAACCAAAGCCCATGCCGTCATGGGTGGCCACTGGTTGAAGACTGTTCATGGCTGGAAATGGTGTACCGGATCCACTTTCCCGACACCTGGCGGCGACGCAACTAGCGTGACGCTTCCAAGTCCGGAAGGAGAGTCGCAGTGACCGGGCAAAGGCTTCACAACTACCGGCGCCAGAGCGCCACCGGTTTCGGCGCCTGGATGCAGTGCGAGCACTGCGGCGCCACCCAGCACAGTGGTTACTACTGGCTGGCCGGCTTCAAGAGTAAATCCGAACCGCCGTGCTTCGGCCCTATGGAGGTCTTCGGCAGCGAGTGGGCAAACAGCGCAGAGCGCGACCCAGTGGAGAATTGGCGATGACAGAGCAAATAGCGGCATCACAGTATCTGGTTGCGTACTTCCACAGCATGGGTCGTGGCAGAACATTCGCCACTCTTGATAGAGGCGGGGTGCCCTGTGGGCTTGATATCAAAAATTGGGAGGCCCGCGTCGAGAGGAATATGGGGCTGCACCAAGTCGGTATTACTTCGTTTCAGCTCATAGACAAGCCGCCTAGCGATGCCTGTGCAGAAACACAACCCGCCTCGGTGGCCCGCATCCCAGCCGGCCTATACGCCGAACTCGAAGCCCTCCGCACTCTGCGTGACGCCACTGGCGTGTACCTGCAGGGCTACATGCTCGACGAGATCGAGGACGAGGATAACTGCGTCACTGTCGACCAGCACGATGCCGCCTGCAGCGTGAAAGCAGCACTGGATAGCGCCAGGGCGCTGGAGTGGAAGGGCGGCGACAAGTGAAAGACCCAGTATTCCAGGCCTGGCTGGCCGAGCAATGGCGAATCCTGCGAGAGCAGGGGCTGATTCATTAAGTGGGAGGGGACCATGCGCGAAGACGTTCTGTGTGCTGCAGATCTTCCTGTCCGGCTTTCGCTGGGCGGGCGTGTGGTTCAGGTGTCGATGGAAATGCCGGCGCGTGATTGGGCTGCGCGCTTGGGGATTGCGTGGGACACGGTACGCCAGCGGCGGTACCGGGGGGATTCGTGGAGTGATGCATTCCAGCCCTACCTGCGCAGGACGCCTTTCAACAGCCCAATGGCGGTGCCCGCGCAACTGCGGAAAAAGATGACCATCAACGGAGCAATTCAGATGACGACCCTTGAAATCAAGATCCCGCCGGTAGCGCATGTAGTGGTAACCGGAGTTCCAAATGGCGTGAAGTCGGCAGTAATGCAGCGTATCCAGCAGGTGCTGTCCGAAGAGTTCGGTGCGACGACTACGGTGGCGATGCCGGCAGAGCCGGCAACACCGGATGACGTGAAAAGATCCCTGTGGGTGCTGAGCGAGGCCTAGTCCGGCTTCTCTTCCAGATGCAGCACGATCGCGTCGTCGGGCTCTTCGTCCTCGGCGCGTTCTTTCAACTGCTGCAGTAGTGCTTCGATCTTCTCCAGGCGGCCTTCGCCGAGGCTGCCGGCGAGAATCGCGTCATTCTGACCTTCGGCACCCAGGCTGATGATCAGCAGGGTTTCCGGCCCTTTATCTTCGAATGCAGCGCCTGCCAGCGCCATGGCCTCGGTCACGGCGAAGTACTGATCGTCGCTCACCTTGTCGATGTTGAACTTCTGCTGCCCCATGGGTGATGCCCTCTTTGTGAGTGAGGTTCCGACGCTATGTCACGCGCCGGAATCTGCAAGCGCTTGCCGGCCGCTTCCAGTGACATAGCGTGGCCTTCCATGCACACGAAGCCAGCACGGGAGCGATGGCATGGCACAGCAAGTTCATGAGGGGATGGTCGAGGTAGTTGGCGCTGCCGCAGCCAACAAGGTGACTCAGGCCGGCGCGATAGCTGGAGTGCTGGGTTGGCTGGCGCAGATCAACTGGATAGGCCTCTCAGGCGTGCTGATCGCCGTCCTGGGCCTGGCGGTGAATTTCTACTTCCAGCACCGACGCGACAAGCGCGAGCAGGCCGAGAGCCTGGCGCGCATCGAGGCGCTGCGCGAGCGGTGCGGCCTCGAAGGAAGGCAGCAATGAGCATCCGCAATCGAATTGCCGTCACGGCGCTGACGCTCAGCCTGGCCGGCTTCGGCGCTTGGATCAAGAGCGAGGGCGAAAGCCCGATGGTGCAGAAGGATGGCGTCGAGCTGCTTGCACCGCACATCCCAACAAAGGGCGACGTGCCAACCATTGGCCACGGCTCGACCCGCTACGAGGACGGCACGCGTGTCACCCTCGCAGATCCTCCCATCACTCGCGAGCGCGCCAAGCAACTGGCCAGGGCGCTGCACAGCGAAGAAGAGCGCCGATTCCAGGCATCGCTGCCAGGCGTGAAGCTGTATCAGGAGGAATACGACCTCTACATCGACTTCACCGGCCAGTACGGCATTGGCACCTGGCGGGCGTCGGATATGCGTCGTGAGTTGATCGCCGGCAACCATCCGAAGGCCTGCAACGCGCTGCTGCAATACCGCTTCGTGACCAGTGAGCGATACATCAAGGGCTGGGAGCCGTTCAGGTTCAAGGATGGCAAGCCGACGCGCTGGCGGTTCGATTGCGCCACACCAGGCAACAAGGTCTGCCATGGCGTGTGGACTCGCCAGCTTGAGCGCCACGCCAAGTGCTGGAGCGTCCAGTGATCCGCGCCCTGGTTGCCGCTTGCATGGCCATGGCCATTGCCATAGCGCTGCTCTGGCTGCGCCTCGACACCGTTGCGCTTGAGCGAGACAACGCCGTGACCTTGGCCAGCCAGCACGCGGCTGCAGCCAACTCCCTGCGCGGGACCATGCGACTGCAACGCGAACTGGCCAACGACCAGGCGGCGCGCGAGAGCGCCTTTCTGAAGGAGAAACAACGTGCCGAAGATTATGCCGACTCTATATATCGCTGCCTTGCTGATGGCACTTGCGGGCTGCGAGTCGCTGCCACCTGCCCCGCAGTGCGAGTGGGGGCAGCCGGGGCCGCTGCCGGCGAGCCTGATGCAGGAACCCCAGAACTTACAGCCGCTGCTCGACGAGCTTATCCAGCCCTCGTTGCCGGCCTCAAAGTCCAGCGAGCCCAGATCCTGAGCTTGCAGGAAGAGCTCGTCAGCTTGCACAGGGTGTGCAAGTTGGCGCCGTAACCATCCCAACCAATCGCGAACATGGGGGCAGACCATGCGACGCAAGACCTACCGTGCCGACGAACTCCGCGCCGGCCGCACTGTATTCATCGTGAACCGCACCATGCTCGATCATGCTGGCGCCTGCCGGTATGAGGTGGCTGAGTATCTGATAGCCAGTACCGGGGAGCCACAGCCGCAACCTGGCCAGGCTCACCCGTACCGCATGCATCCGGACGTGGCGCGCTACGCCTGCAGCGTAACCGACTGTTGGCGCACTCGGCGCGCGGCGCTACGCGAAGCAGCAAGACGCCAGGCCGATGCAGGCCGTCAGATTTCACGTAGGAGCGCGTAATGGAAGCCAAAACCCTGCAGGAGGTCGCCCAGGAGGCGGCTGACCAGATCCAGGGCAAGACCCTGGCCGAGGTGTTCAACGAGGGGCCGCGGCGCCTGTTCGTCGAGCATCAGGTGCCGCGCCATGGCATCTACCGCCTGTATATCGCCCGTCCGTTCGGAGTGCGCAAGCCAGGTGGCCAGCGCTGGCGTATTCAGATCACCGTGCAGTTCGACGGCCAGGACGTGCAGCACAGCGTGAACGATGGGCATATCACCTGCCAGTTCGAGGCGCTGGGCGAGGTGATCATCGGCGCGGCCGAGCAGGTGGCCGAGCACATTCGCGCCAATGGCACCCGCATCCATGAGCTGCGCCGGGCTGCGATGCAGGCAGTGCAGCCGAACGCTGTCACGCTGGACGGTGTGACCGGTCACGCCGCTGTCACTGTGACAGGTTGTGACGGTGGCCGTGATGAGTGAAGCCAAGGTCATCCAACTGCCACTGAATGGGCATGCGCCTGACAACCAGGCCATCGCGAAGTACTTGCGCCTGGTGGCCGACCAGATTGATGCAGACGGTGCGCTGCCGGTAGATCACATGATCATGCTGCTGGAGTTCGATGACGGCTACCTGCAGCGCCTGTCGTGTGGGAAGCCCGCCGACAAGGCCAGGCTGATCGGCCTGATGCAGATGGGCGTGATGCAGGAGGTATTGAAGCCATGACCAAGCGCAAGAAGATCGACTGGGAAGCAGTAGAGCGGGATTACCGGGTAGGCCAGCTATCGCTGCGTGCTCTGGCTACGAAGCACGACACAACCCCTGGTGCTATCTCCAAGAAGGCGAAGGCGAACAGTTGGACTCAGGATGCGAGCCAGGAAGTCAGAGAGCGCACCAGGGCTGCTCTGCTGACCGCGCCACGTAAGGAACAGGAGTCGAAGGAAACACCGAATGGAAACAGTGTTTCCTCTGACGGAAACGCCCCCACGCCCGCGGATATCGAAACCGCAGTGCAGACCAACCTGCAGGTGATTGGTCGGCACCGTCGCGATATCGCCAAAGGGCACAGCCTGGTGTCGATGCTGTTCCAGCAACTCGAAGAAGCCGCGACGCACCGGGAAGAGATCGAGGATGCGATCTGCGAGGAAACCAAGGGCGACGAGAACAGCAGGCGGCGCAACCAGATGATGAAGATGGTGGGGCTGCCTACGCATGCCGGCGTGCTGCGCGATCTGTCCACCGCTCTGAAGAACCTGATCCCGCTCGAGCGCCAGGCCTATAACCTCGACGAGCAGGAGCATGAAGAGCCGTATGAAGAGCGCCTGCGTCGTCTGATGGGCGAGGGATAGTTGCCAGAGCCGCGCAGTGACATACCCAGGTGGTGCAGTCGATCTGATCGATTCGTCACCAACCAAGAGGCTTTCCCCATGCTCAAGACGAAATCCATGCTGGTACCTCTGATCGCCCTGGCGCTGGCCGGCGGCGCTGTTATGGCTGAGCCGGCGCGCGACACTGGCCTGCCTGCTGTCGCTGTGCAATCCGTTGCTGCGCACGACCTGGCGCGCGATGTTGGGCAGGTCAGCGTCTATGGTCTACAGCGATTGTCGCTGCCGGTGCCTGATATCGGCCGCAGTCCGATCCTGCGCAGCGATATGCGCATCGCCAGCGCTGGGGCTGTGTTCCAGGGCGCAATGGATCTGGTGCTGGTCGCCAGCGAATCGCCTTCCTGACCGGTCGCCGCCAGCGCTATGAGGGGATGATCAAGGCCGATCAGGTGCCAGAACTCGACTACGAGCTGACGCCCGAGATCATAGCGCAGCTGCAGCAGATCGCAGCGGACGGCATGACTCTGCCGGCGGCTGAGTTGAAGGCGGCGCTGTGAAGATCATCTTCTCGACTGGACCACACCTGAGCAGCGCGCTGCTGCGGACGGTGCTGTTCAGCGAGTGGAGCCACTGCGGCATCGTGACGGAGGATGGATCGACGGTGATCGAGGCGTCGGCCGCGCACGGGGTGGTCGAGACGCCTATCGAGAAGTTCACGCGGTACGGGCGCTATGCGATCGTCGAGTGCCCAGTACCGGACCCGGTTGCAGCCTACGCCGCAGCCAGGGCAGAACTCGGCAAGGGCTATGACTGGATCGGCCTGCTCGGTCTGGCCGTAGTCAAGCCGCTGCAGAGCGATGATCGTTGGTTCTGCAGTGAGTTGGTACAGCACGTTAAGGTGGCTGGCGGTCTTCGCGACCTGCGATACGGCACTGGGCGCATCACGCCACGCGATCTGTGGAACCTCCCCTACGAAGTGATCTTCGCTGCTGGTATCCCATCTGGCGCGCAATAGGCTTGCTGCTGTTCTTCCAGTGACATTCCGTAGCCCTCACAGAAGTGAGGGTGCGCATGTCAACTGCCGACAATCTCCTGGCCAGGCTCATCGAGGATGACGAGCTCTACTGCGCCAAGAACCTGAAAATCCGCGACAAGAGCGGCAAGGTGCTGCCGTTCGAGTGGAATGATGCCCAGCGCGCACTGCATGAAAAGATCGAGCAGCAGTTGGCTGCGAGAGGCTGGGTTCGCGTCATCGTGCTGAAGGGGCGGCAGCAGGGTATCAGCACCTACGTGGCGGCTAGGTTCTACAAACGCACCAGCATGCGCTTTGGTAAGCGCACGATGATCATCACCCACCTCGACGCAGCGACCCAGAACCTTTTCCGGATCGCCAAGACCTATTACGAGCTGAGCGATGCCACGCTCAAGCCGGCCACGAAGAACAACAGTGACACAGAACTGAACTTCGCAAAGCTGCGCAGTGGCTACAAGGTTGCCACGGCAGGCAGTAAGCACGCCGGCCGCTCCGATACGATCCAGTACCTGCACGGGTCAGAGGTGGCGTTCTGGCCGAACGCGATCAACATCATGGCCGGCCTCGGGCAGACGCTGCCCTTGGTTGCAGGCAGTGAGGCGATTCTGGAGTCGACGGCCAACGGCTTGGCCAACCTCTTCCATGAAATGTGGACGCTGGCCGTCGCTGAGAAAAGCGACTACATGGCGGTGTTCATCCCCTGGTTCATCCAGCGCGAGTATCAGCGAGAGGTGCCGCGCGAATTCGAGCTGTCACCAGAGGAAGCCGAGTATCAGGAGACGTTCGGGCTCAGCGACGAGCAGATGGCGTGGCGGCAGGCCAAGGTCTTCACCGACTTCAAGGGCGACTTCGCCTGGTTTGATCAGGAATACCCAGCCACGCCAGACATGGCGTTCCAGCGAGTCGGCCACAAGGCTCTGGTCAATACGCTGGCCGTCGCCAGGGCACGCAAGGTAAACCCGGCTCACCTGCAGGCGATCGGTGCTCACGTTGTCGGCGTCGACCCTGCACGTTTCGGCGATGACTCCACCGCGATCATTCACCGCCAGGGGCGTAAGTCCTGGGGGCTGGAGAAGATCGACCAGTTCGACACCATGGCCGTGGTCGGGGTGATCGTGAGGATGCTTGAGGACGACAAGACGATTCGCCGCGTCTTCGTCGATATCGGCGGCCTGGGCGCTGGCATCTACGATCGCCTGGTGGAACTGGGCTATGGCGATCGCGTTACGGCGGTGAACTTCGGCGGCAAGGCCACCGACCAGCGCAAGTACTTCAACAAGCGCTCTGAAATGTGGGGGGAAATGGCCGAGTGGATCGCCGACATAATCCCGCCCAGCATCCCTGACTGCGACAAGCTGCATGCCGACCTCACAGCGCCAGGATACCGCTACAGCTCAAACGGCCAGATCAAGCTTGATTCCAAGGAAGAGATCAAGAAAGAGCTGAAGAAATCTCCTGACGCCGGCGACGCGCTGGCGCTCACGTTCGCATTGCCAATCGCCTCCAGTGACATAGAAGTGCCGGAATGGAAGCGCCGGCTGATTGCCGGCAGAGGCCGCAAATCAGCGATGAGTGCGTAGCGAATGTCCGGAAACCGAGACGAGCAGGCGAACAGAAACTGGCAGCGCTACGAGTACGGGCGCATGCGGGGGCATCAGAGCTTCTGCCGGAAAGCGCGCGAGTGCGAAAACTTCTACATGGGTGGCGGCCGACAGTGGACGGCAGAGGATCGCGAGGTGCTGGAGGCCGAGGGGCGCCCGGCCCTGGAGTTCAATCAGGTCAAGCCCAAGCTGAACACCGCCATCGGGTACCAGATCCAGAACCGCATGGATATCGCCTTTCAGCCGCGTGGCCAGGGTGCGGACGAAGACAAGGCCAAGGTGCTCAGCAAGGTGGCCAAGCAGGTCGGTGATAACACTGGCCTGCACTGGATCGAGACGCAGGTTTTCTCCGACGGCCTGATCCAGCAGCGCGGCTACTTCGATATCCGCATCAGCTATCAGGATTCCATCCTGGGCGAGATCGCAATCACCGACCTTGATCCGCTCGACGTGATCCCTGACCCGGATGCGAAGAGCTACGACCCGGACAAGTGGTCAGACGTGATCATCACGCGCTGGCTGACTCTGGACGAGATCGAGGATCTGTATGGCAAGGATGCTCGCGACAAGTGCGAGCAGGAAGACCTTGAGGATCAGGACTTCGGCGACGACGAGGCTGATGAAGAGCGCAACAAGTTCGGCAACGAAGACACCGGCAGTACTGGCTACATGGGGTCGGCCACGCTGGCGGACGGCAGCAAGCGTATCCGGGTGATCGAACGGCAGTATTGGAAAACCGAGAATGCCGACGTGCTGATCACCATGACCGGTGATATCCGCACCATCGAGGGCATGACTGAGGAACAGATCGCGGCGGCCAATGGCGTGGTGCGAGCGAAGCGCCGCATTCGTCGCGTGCGTTGGGTGATCACCACCTACAACTACACGCTCCACGACGAGTGGAGCCCGTTCAAGCACTTCACCGTCGTGCCGTTCTTCCCGTTCTTCCGTCGCGGCAAGACTACCGGCCTGGTAGATGACGCGATCGGCCCGCAACAGCTGCTGAACAAGTCCATGAGCCAGTTCCTGCACACCACCAACGGTACGGCTAACAGCGGCTGGGTTTGGTGGGCAAACACCCTGGCAAACATGACTGATGACGAATTTGCGGAACGTGGCGCAGAGACAGGTCTGTCGGTCGTGATGAAGGCTGATACGCCCATCGAGAAACGGCCGCAAAAGATCCAGCCCAACCAGATACCTACCGGATTCGACAGAGTTATCGATCGGGCTGGTCAGTTTATCGACGAAACGACCGGTATCAACGATGCGATGACCGGCAGTGTCGGTAGGGAGATCAGTGGCATAGCTATCCAGTCTCGCCAGTTCGCTGCCCAGCAGGGTCTTGCCGTGCCGCTGGATAACCTGGCCAAGACTCGCAACATGATGGCCAAGCGCATCCTTGAGCTGATACAGGACTTCTACGACGAGCCGCGCATTCTCAAGATCACCGAGCAGGACAGCCGTGGTCGCCCGGTTTCCGAAGACCTGTACGTCAACTATCCGACCGAGGATGGCGGCGTGCTGAATGACCTGACCATTGGTGAATACAACGTGGTTGTCTCCGAGCAACCGATGCAGGTGACTTTCGAGAACAGTCAGTTCACCCAGATCATGGAAATGCGCGAGAAGGGCGTGCGCATTCCTGACTCGTTCGTGATCAAGCACAGCAACGTCACGGACAAGAACGACATTGTCGACGCGATCGAGCAGCAGGCCACCGCTCAGCCTGATCCGCTCAACGAAGCCCGCGCAGAGCTTGCCAAGGCCCAGGCCGACAAGACACGCCAGGAGACGGTGAATCGTTCCGTCGAAGCGCAGTACAGCGCAATCCAGACCGCTGGCGTGATTGCAACCAATCCTCTGACTGCAGGACTCGCCGATGCACTGCTGCGCTCGGCCGGCTACATCGATCAAGACCTTCCGCCGATCGTGCCTGAGCTCCAAGGGGGCGCTGGCATCGCCGGCAATCTACCGACCAACACCAATCCCATCACGCCGGCAAACCCTGGCGTGGGGCTCATGAGCGGCATTGAAACGCAGCAGATCGAGGGAGCACCAGCATGAAAGGTTCTGCATCACCGGTGAGCGACGACAAGAAATGGCAGGCAGAGGACGACATGCGGACCCTGCTGCGTGCCAAGGAGATCGAGAAGGATCCGAAGCGCCTGGCTGCGGCCCGTGCGATGGCCAAGGAAAAGATGGCCGCCATGCATCAGATCACCAAGAAGTAAACCACCAACGGCAATCAAGGGGGCACCCATGGCCATGAAACCCGAACACGCGAGCGCCGACCTGGCGCTGGGCATGCGTTACAACACCCTGGTCGACTGTTCCGACGATATCGACCCGGAAACTCTGCATTCCGACGTCGAGGAAGAAGAGGAAGAAGAGGACGAGGATGACGAAGACCCTGACGACGAGCCGGGCGACGACGATCGCGGCGACGATATCGATCCTGATCTGACCGAGACCGAAGACGATCCGGACGACGAGCCGGGTGATGACGGCGATGGCGGTAAGGGCGGTGGCGATGATGATCCTGATGCTGACGAAGATCCTGATCTCGATGCCGAGGCCCTGGCAGAACTGGCTGAGGGTGGTAAATCCAAGGTCGTGCCTCATTCGCGCTTCCATGAAGTGAACGAGTCGCTGAAGCGTGAGCGTGAAGAGCGCCTGCGGCTGGAAGAGGAAAACGCGCGACTCAAGGGCGCTGCGCCTAAGCCGGAAGAACAGAAACCGGAGAAGCCGGCGACCTATGACTTCGACGCGGCCGAAGATCGCTACATGGCCGCCATTCTCGATGGTGACGCGGACAAAGCGAAGGAAATTCGTCGCGAGATCCGCGCCGAAGAGCTGAAGCTCTTCGAGAGCAAGGCCGGCCAGGATGCGAAGAAGGCCGCTGAAGAAGAGTTGCAGAAGCGCGACCAAAGCGCAGAAACCGAGCGCCTGCAGAAGGTGCTCAATGACGTTCTGACCAAGTATCCGTTCCTAAACAACGACTCGGAAGAAGCCAATCAGGAAGCGATCGAGGATGTGATCGCGCGCCGTGACTACTACCTGCGCAAGGGTATGTCGCCGTCGAAGGCGGTCGCTGCGGCGGTGGAGAAGGTCGCGCCTCGCTACGCACCTGCGGCTAAGGATGATGGCGACGATGGGAAAGATAAGCCGGTGAAGGATAAGCCGAATCTGAGCAAAGAGAAGATCGAGCGCAACGTCGAGCGGCAGAAGCAGATCCCAGCAGTCATGCCTGGCGTCGGCGAGCGTGGCAAGGACGTTGACTACGCCGATCTGTCCGAGGACGAGTTCGACGCGCTGCCTGAATCTGAGAAGCGCAAGGCGCGTGGTGATTTTGTCAGCGAAAAGGATTGACGGCGTCCGCCAGTGACATAACCAGACAGCCAGGGTCGAGGGATGGCCCAGGGTTGAAAGGGAGCCCCTGAGCCGAAAGGCCGGGGGCATTTAACCCCGCAGCAAGGCTGCTCGCTCACCGAGACACGGTGTTCCCGCCAGGCAGGGCGTAAAGCTGCAACAGAGTTTCTGGCTCTCACCAAAAGCCTGTCCTCGCTCGGGTGGCGACACAACCCAGACACGACGACATAAATTGACGAGGAGAGCAGCCATGGCTGTTACCAACTTTGCTCGCTTGAATAGCAAGCAGAAGATCGTCTGGTCGCGCGATGTATGGAGCGCCGCCCGCGATCAGATGTTCGTGAAAAAATTCCTGGGCACCGGCCCGGGCGCGATGATTCAGCGCATCACTGAGCTGACCAAGACCGAGAAAGGCGAGAAGGTGCTTATGCAGCTCGTCGCCGATCTGGTCGAGGATGGCGTGATCGGTGACAACGAGCGCGAAGGCAACGAAGAAGAGATGCAGAACTTCGAGGTCGAGCTGAACATCGATCTCATCTCTCACCAAGTGCGCAACAAGGGCAAGATGGCGGACCAGAAGACCGTCATCAACTTCCGCGAGCAGGCCCGCGATCGCCTAGCCTACTGGCTCGCCAACCGTATCGATCAGCTCGTCTTCCTGACGTTGTCGGGCATTTCGTATGCCCTGCATAACGACGGGAGCACCCGCGTTGGGTCGCCGTTCCCATCGCTGTCCTTTGCTGCCGACGTGTCTGCCCCCTCGTCCAAGCGGCATTTGATGTGGAACGGCACCAACCTCGTCACCAGCAACACCGCCAGCATCACCAGTGCGTTCGTGGCCAGCTACAAGCTGATCGTGGATGCCGTCGCCTATGCGAAGGACCACTACATCAAGCCACTGATGGCTGGTGGCAAAGAGTACTACGTCATTCTGGTGAAGCCGGGCACCCTGGCTCAGCTGAAGAAGGACGCGGAATACCAGCGCGCGGTGGTGGCCCTGGCGCAGAAGGATGGCAAGAGTTCGCCCTGGTTCACTGGCGGCACCGTGACCATCGACGGCGCGGTGATCCATGAACACCGCCTGGTGTACAGCACCACTGGTGCATCGGCCGGCAACAAGTGGGGCGCTGACGGCAACGTCAACGGTACCCGCGCGCTGCTGTGCGGTGCTCAGGCGCTGGGCATGGCTGACCTGGGTGTACCGGAGTGGGTCGAGAAGAAGTTCGACTACGACTCCAAGGTCGGCATCAGCGTCGACAAGATGTTTGGCCTGCTCAAGCCGAAGTTCTACTCGATCTACGACAAGTCGGTCGAGGACTTCGGCGTGCTCGCCATCGATCTGTTCCTGGGTTGATCCCGGGGTTTCTGGCAAAGCTGGCCGGGACTCCCGGCCAGCAACTGAGGACTGAATCATGAGCATCACGAAGAACGATCAGCGCCAGGCCCCGTTGGTTGCCTGGGTCGATATCAACCTGGCGGACTTCTCCGACGGCGCAGTGCAGGCAGCGATCGAGCTGCCCGGTGGCGCCATCGTCACCGGCGGCTTCATCCAGCCCATCACCACCTTCAACGCGGCCACTACCGCAACCCTGAAGGTCGGCGACTCGGTCGATGACGATCGCTACACCGCCACTCCTGCGGACGTGAAAGCGCTCGCAGTGGTCGAGTTGGACGTTACCGGTTACGCGATGCCGGCTCAGGGCAACCTGATCGTCACCTATGCGTCGACCGGTGCCGTAGCCACCACCGGTAAGTGCCGCCTGTTCGTCGAGTACATCGTCGGCAAGCGCACCCAGAGCACTCAGGGCTGAGTGCTACGGGGCCGGGGTGACTCGGCCCCTCTCTTTCCAACCTGTAGAGGGGCATCCTCATGAACAAAGAACCGCGATTCCTGCCGCCGAAAGGCCTGGATATGCTGCACCTGGCCAGCACTGACGGCCATTCCTGCGTGATCTATCGCATCGATCCTGCCGACGGCAAGCCTGGCAGCATCATTCCCGACCGCTTCCGTAAGCAGGCGGTGGGCGAGGGCTGCGACGTTGTCGGTCTGAACCTGAATGACGAAGGTGGTGGCGCTGGGCCTACCAAGGAAGACCTGATTCTGGCTGCGATCACTGCGGTGATGGAGCGCCAAGCCCCTGATGAGCTGGAAGGCGACGGGCGCGCCAAGCTTGCAGCCGTAAGCAAGCAGGTCGGCTTCAAAGTCACCAAGGTGCAGTACGAGGCCGCCTGGCCGAAGTTCGTCGAGAGCTTGGGTGCTGGCGATAAAGACGAAGACGACGACGGCGTCGACGACTGATCATGGCCTACGAAACCGTCAGCGACCTGATCAAGGTCTTCCGCGATGACGAGAAGGATCTGGTCGACCCCTATTTCTGGAGTGATGGCCAACTGGTCCGCTTCACGAATGGGGCGCTGGCGGCTTTCGCTGAAAGAACCAAGAGCATCATTGGCGACGGTATCGAGGTCGAGTTCACCGCCGGTGAAGATGAAATCGAATACCCGGCCTACATCATCGACGTGATCGACGCCGAGCTTTTCCTGGGTGAGCGCAGTTGGTCTATCGACGTGCGTTCCCCTGCGGAGATACGCCGTTCCCGCCTGCCGACCACCGGCAGGCCTTGCGTATTACTCGCCAACTCTGCCGTAGGGCGCATGCGTCTGGTGCCGAAGCCGCGCGAGAGCGGCAAGGTCGTGCTGCAGGCGATCCGCCGTCCGATTAAGGAACTCGCCAAGGATTCGAAGCTGGTCGACGTGAACCCGGTTCACCGCGAGTACCTGCTGCTGTTCATCAAGCATCGCGCCTACAACGTCAAGGATGCAGAGATCTTCGACGCTGTGAAGGCTGGCCAGTACCTGGCCGAATTCAACTACGAGTGCCAGCGCATCTACGAGGACGAGCTACGTCGTCGTGGTGGTGCTCGCTCCATTCGGTACCGGGGGTGAGCCATGGTTGAGAGAGCGCGACAAGACGCTTGGAAATCTGGCGTAAACAACCGAGACGACTACCGTAAGGTGCCTGACGGCTCGCTGCGTGACGCATTCAACGTGGATGTGGCGCAGGATGGGTCGCTGTCATTGCGCCTTGGGTCTGCGGTCGTTTACAGCGGATCTGACGTGCGCGGCGCGCTTGGTGTTGGTGATCGCATCTTGATCGCTGATGGCACCCAGCTGATCGACTTCGACACGCGCACCCTGGCGCCGACAGTGCTGGCGACAATTGCTGGTGCTGGGCGCTTGGTTGGCGCAGTGCACAACGAAGAACTGTTCTTCTGCACCGAGAATGAAACCCTGCGCTATCGGGCTGGGCGCCTGCGTCGCTGGGGTGTGCCAACTGTCAGTGTTCAGCCGCTGCCTGCACTGGTCAGCGGCGCCATGCTGCCAGGCGTATATCAGGTTGCGATGACATGGCTGAACGAGTTCGGGGAAGAGGGTGGCACTACCTCGGCCGCGAAGATCGTTGTCGGTGCTGGTCAGGGCTTGAGCTTCGATCTGCCGTCTCTGGACGGGCATACGCCTCTGCTCTACGTCAGTGCGCCTGATGGCGCCACTTTGTACCTGCAGGACAAGGGGGCAGGGCTGCGCCTAGTGACCGCTGTGCGTGACGACACTGCGCGCCTGGAAACCATGCATCGCCGTGAACCTGCCCCGGGCGACAGCATTGCGTCCTACAACGGTGTGCTGGCCATTGCCTCGGGTGGCACGGTCTGGCTCACCGAGCCGCTGCGCCCGTACTCGCTCGATCGCGCCAAGCGCTTCTTCCAATACCCGACACCGGTCGGATTCGTTGCGGCGGGTTCATCCGGGCTGATCGTCTCGGCCGAAAAAACCTACCTGATCACCGGGCCGGAGAGTGACGAACCTGCCCAGGCCGAGCTCCTGCCGTATCCCGGTGTGCCGGGTACCGCAGTTGAGCTGCCTGATGGACGTATCGCCTGGATGACTCAGTACGGCCTGGCTGCGGAGCTGCCGGGCGGTGGCGCGCAGTTGATCGGCGACCAGAAGTTCGTGCCAGACCCGGCGCTATCTGGTGCCACCACAGTGCTCGAGGCGGAAGGCAATCAGCGAGCCATTTCAACCATGCGGCCTGGTGCTGATCGCACCCCGTTGGCCGTGAGCGACCACTACGACGTGGAGATCGTATACCCATGATTCTTGAACACCTCTTCGGTAAGGGGTTCGTGTACGAGGGCGAAATCATCGCGCCGGATGGCTCGATCATCGCCAGCGGTCGCGATCATAACTTGGTGCCGCAAGTCGGCATCGACCATCTGGTAGCGCTGCTGCGCGGTACCGGGGTGCCAATTTCAAATTGGTATGTCGGCCTGTTCGAAGGCAACTTCGTGCCGACCAGTGCGACCACCGCCGCCGACCTGCAGATCAACGCTCAGGAGTCGCAGGCATACAGCCAGGCGTCTCGCCCGGAGTGGGTCGACGACTACGACGGCGTGTCGGTCGTTTCCAACCTGAGCAGCCGAGCTGAGTTCAGCTTTACCGCTGACAAGCGGATCTACGGGGCTTTCTTGATTTCGGCGGCGACCAAGGGCGGCGATAGCGGCGTTCTGCTGTCGATCGCTCGTTTCGGTTCGCCATACGACGTGCCGGCCGGCACCACCTTCCGCCTGGGTGTATCCACCACCCTGCTGCCAACTCTGTGAGGTGACGTATGGCCATGTCTGCTGCTGTCACCCTGGACAGCTTGACCTACTACCTGAGTGCCGGATCTGTAGCGGCTCGACCTACCACGTGGACCGTATCGCTCCACAACGGCGCGCCGGGTACTGCCGGCACAGCGAATGAATTGGCCTACGCCGGTTATGCGCGTCAGTCGGTGGATTTCACTATCGACGACTCTGATCCCGCCTCGCCGTTCGCCGCCAACGATGCGGATGCGACGTTCACCGCTCCAGATGCCGACCAGACCGTTACCCATGTGGTGGTGTGGGGTGGCAGCGTTCCGCTGGTCATTCAGGCCCTGCGCGACCCGAAAACACTACTTACCGGCGTGGACGCGATCCTGGCCGCCGGTGAACTGATCATTGGAGGTAGCAACTGATGAAGCGCAGCACTGGACTTCGCAATCACATGCTGGTCACTGGATCCTTGAAGTCAGCGATGGACGGCAGTGTGATCCGCATCTACGCCGGCACTGAGCCAGCCACTGCTGATGATGCTATCGGCTCTGCGACGCTGCTATGCACTATTTCTGTGGATGGCACCGGGACGGGTGTAACGCTCGCCACCGTAGCCGCATCCGGTGCGGTCACCAAGAATGCCGATGAAGTCTGGATCGGCGATGTACTGGTGAGCGGGCAGGCCACCTTTTTCCGTATGTTGAAGCCTGCCGATACAGGTGGTGTTTCAACATCGGCGGTACGCCTGCAGGGCAATGTTGGGCTGATCGGTGCTGATCTGAACTTCTCCAGCACTAACCTCATTGTTGGCAATGCGCGCCGGATCAATAACTTCGTGGCCTCTATCCCTGCTGCATGACGGAGCTGAGATCTTGGCAAACCGCCTGACGAAGCTGATCAGCCTGACCTATGTTCCGGCGATTCCTGAGCAACCTGCGCGTGCGGCGTATTGCTACGCACCGCGCGGGCAGTATCAGTCGGCTCTTGAGGCATGGATTTCGTACTTGAACGGGACGATATACGACGCTTCGCAGTTGCTGTGCTTTCCTGCTGTGCCTTATAGCCCTGGCCGAGATGCCGAGTTCAATACCAGCGCCAACCTTGGCTGGAATGCTGGCGCGGTGAGCAGGGCGGTTGCCGAGGGGAGTTGCATCGCTCGGTTCAAGATCGTGCCGAGCAGTGCTGGTGTGCTGGCAGGATTGGCCAGGGCCGGTGATGCCGCAGGGTCGTTCAACGCCATTACGCATGGCGTGATTTTCTCAGGCGAGAATCTGCGCGTAGTCGAAAGCGGGGTTGAGAAAGTCGACAGTGGCATTCCGCTGACCGGTAGCACGGTGATTGAGATCCGCCGTACTGGTCGTGTAGTCACCTATGCGATCGGCACCTGGTCCTACACCAGTCTCGTGGAAAGCGCCGGTGATGTTCGTCTCGCTGCAGTGCTTTACGCCGCTGGCGACTCGGTGACAGAGCCATCGCTCCAGCGTATCGAGTCGATGCAGGTGCGCTCGTCCTGGGATTGGCAGGATGACTTCAGTCGCGGCCGGCTGCAGGTGCAGTCTGGCTGGGGCTGGGGCGGCATGCTCGAGTTTAACGATGCCAGGGTATCGGTCGATCTGAAACTTCTAGCGCGCATGTCCGAAAACGACTATGGCGAGATGCTGGTTGACGCCGGAGGCGTGGTGGTTGAGGCGTCTGCCGGTTTCGCCGAGGTAGATTTCGGGATTATCTCTGCTGTGATGCCGGTGAGCTTTTTGGTTGAAGGCTCAGAGGTTGTCAGTGGCGATATCAACGTGGAATTTGGAGTGATCGCGCTGGGCGCTGACTACGACTATGGGTTCCTCGAAGGTGATGTGGGGGGTGTCGTTGTACGTGGCCTAGACCTGGGCGAGGCGCCAGATGCTGGCTCGTACTTCGAGCCGCTGTATGTGCAAGACCGGTTCCATGCTGACCCGGTCATCTATGCGCTGATCAGTGAATCGCTTGCGGTCGGTAGCGCGATCGATGTGATTATCGCTGTCGATGCGATCCTGGCGGACTTCCTGAGCGTCGGCGACATGGTCGATGCCAATGCCATTCTTCATGCACTTATCAGCTCTGGCGTTGCGATATCGGATAACGCCAGCCAAGTGCGCAGGGAACTACTGCAGTACGCGACCAACCTGGCCACCGGGGCCGTCAGCCGGTACGAGGGGTTCGATTTCCGCGGCTTCACAAAGGTAGGCATGCAAGCCTACGGATGGAAGCGCGACGGGCTTTACAGGTTGGGCGTTCCCGGTGATGACGGGGAAATGCTCAACGCAGCGATCGAACTGGCTGCCCAGGACTTCGGCGTGGCGAACCATAAGCGGCTGGACAGCCTGCTGATTGGCGCGGCAACGGACGGCAGGATGTTCGTGCGCATCACTGACGACCATGGTGTGTCGACCACTCATCCCGTGCAGGTTCGTGGCAGCGAAGCGCGTGCGCTGCTGCCGAAAGGGCGTACCAGCCGATTCTGGCGGGCACAGATCATCATCGAGGACGCAACCGAGGCCCGTATCGATAACGTCGAATGGGTGGTTGGCACCTCGAGCCGGCGAACGACGAGGTAGCCATGGCCAGTAATTACCCAGACACCACGAACAACCTATTTGCGACCGTTACCGCGGCGATGGATCGTGCCAGCCTGAGCGCTGCACGAATCGGTTCCGGCAGTGGCGCAAGTCTGAGAGAGCGGGGCCTGAACTACACCCCTGGAGAGTTGAATCTCCAACCGCCGCCGAAATTCAGTGACTTGCTTTCAGGTGCTGATAACGCCAATGCCATCACGACGCAGATCGACGACAAGGTCGATCAGTGGCTGGCGACCTACTTTCCGTCGATCAATGGCGGATTCAAGAATCAGCCAGAGGACTTCGTGCTCGGCGTGATCAGCGGAACCAAGCCCTTCGGTATCGACTCGACCGTCTTCGATATGGTCTGGCACAAAGCGCGCGATCGCGCCTACAGGACCAGCAGCAGCGAGCGTCGGACCCTGGAGGCAGCTTTCTCCGGGCGCGGATTCGCGCTGCCTGTTGGCGCGCTGGTCGACGCTATGAGTCAGTCGGAGCAGCGCGCGACCGATGCCGCGCTGGACGTGAATCGTGATGCTGCGATCCGTGATGCCGAGATCAAGAACGACATTCTGAAGTACTCGCTGGGTATCGCTGCCCAGTTGAAGACCGGGATTCTTGGCATCAGCGCTGAGTTTTTCAGGTCCTACTTCAGTGTGTACGGCCTGGATAATGAAACGCAGCGCATCCGAGCCCAGGCCTACAATACCTATTACAGCGCGCTGTCGAGCTATTACAACGTCGAAGTGGCATGGGAGGGCCTGCACCTGCGAGCCGCAGAGACGAGCGCAGGTATCAGTGCGGATATCGACCGCAACCGGGTGGCGAACGCTGGTCAGAGAGGGTCTGCTGGGGCGCATGCCCAGGCTGCCCAGGGCTTTGCCAGCATTGCACAGGGTGCTGCAAGCGCTGCTGGTTCGCTCACCGCGCAGGTCGAGTCGATCTAATGAATCCGGTGATCGTCAAGTTCGCCGGCGCTATCGACCCGGTCGTGCACCGCAAGGCCATCAGCGATGGTCGTAAGGTGCCACCGGGTGGATCGAAGAAGACTTTCTTCCGCGGCTACCTGATCACCATTTCTGCTGGGCGTGAAATCACCACCGCTAACGTTATCGACCTTGGGCTTGTGTGCATCGCTGCCTGGGGCGTATCGATGATCTACGAGCAGAACAACAGCTTTCAGGAGATTTGGCGGCTACCACAGCGTTTGCGATTGAAGGACGGTGGCGGGCGTCTGCCTGTCAGCGTGAACGATCTCAACCCTGATGCTGATGATCGCACTGGTTTCCCGCAGTGGGTCGGTTGGATCAACCGATCTCATTACCGGAACAAAGCCAAAAGTGCGGCGATGAACCGGACGACGGTGGCTGCGTCGATGGATGGTGATGCGGCCGGCGGATATGCCCCTGCCGCAAAGACCGAGGCTGGACGCTGGGGCGTGACGCACGCATGGGTAGGCGGAACAGTGGTGGCAGGTACCGGTGGTGCGACAGGGCAGGATGCATCCGGTATAGGCCCTTATCTGACGCGCTATCGGCTGATAGGGGCAAGCCTGCAGCTGACGCACTGGAGCTCTAGCGGTAGTTGGATGGTGCGTATTCAAGATGACTGGGTGAGCCAGGAGCTTGGCGCGGATCTGTTGTTTATCGGTGGTGCCTGGCGGACGGCGGTTGATAGCGTTGTGTGGAGCCATCCATGGTTACGAGTTGGTGCGACCAGTTCGCCGCGATTGGTTGATGATCCGGGTGAGGGTGGCGTTGGGGTACTGGACTTCCCGCATGTTGTGACGCGCGAATCGCCATTTTCCTATCGACAGTCGTGCCACCCAGGTATCGCCATAGGCGAAGGGCGAGCTCTGGTCGCAGCGCCCATGGCGAGGCTGGACGATGATCTGTTCGAGTTGCATGGATCATGGTCGCCAGATGGTGCGCCGGTTTCCGGCTACGTATCGGCCCGGTCTTTGGCTAACTCGGCGCTGTTCGAGGTTGGCGCGGCGCTGATCTCGGCCGCCTGGCATCCGGAACTGGTGCTAATGCGCTTCGAAGACGTACCGGTCACGCTGTTTGAGCGGGAGAACTGGTGGCGTTTCAGCGATGTGGCATCGCCAGATCTTCGTTATGTGATGCGGGTGCAGGGCAGTCGGTACGCGATGACGTTGATCACGCCGGCGCCTGGGCAGCAGCCGGTACCGAACCCTGATGGGTACCCAACTGTCGGCTCTTCGGCCATGGGTTGGGCTGGCGGTACACGTCTGGCATACGACGAGCTACCAGGCTGGCTGCAGCCAGGTACCGTGGCCGATCGCTCGGCCATGTTTCGTTCGGCCATTGGCAATTGGGCGTTCGATACGGCACCAGAAGTCTACATACCGCTGATTGACAGCGAGCACAGATTGCCGGCGATGTTCGGAGCGGTCTATGCAACCTGCATCGGTGAAGAAGCCGAGTTTTTGTGTTCGGTGAAGGCGCTGGACAACGCCTTGGTCGATATCGGTGCTACGCGTCGAGCTACTGACGATCAGCTAAGTGCGCCGAGCCAGGCGCTGCTGGCCGTGGCCAAGACGGGCTTGGTATTCGTTCGTGCGAGCCTCGACAACCCTGGTGGCTACACGATCACCACGGCCTTTCATGATGTGCTTGGCCCTGCCGACTGCGAGCAGTACCAGCCTGGGATGGATGCTACCACCGCCTTTCTGCCGCAAGTCAGGTATGGGTGCGTGCTTGGCGAGCAAAGGGCCTACGCCGTGCGAGCCTTGCGTTACCAGCGCAACCCGTTCCTTGCGTCGAAGCTTTCTCATATCGGCGTCAACGTGCCGATGCCATACACAGAGGATTACGCCGGCAGGCAGAACTCGACGGTGGGGGCGCCGATCTTCTACACCGATCAGGAGTTCGGACCATACCCCGATCGTGCGAAATACGAAGAGCTGTGGTTCATCATCGACGGTGAGCGTTACGTCATCGACACCCTGGCACTGGGCGGCAACATCGAGCCGATCACTGAAGGCAAATACGGCAACGGCGTGCTCGATCTCTTCCAGTGGTTCGGTTCCTCAATCAACAGTCACCGCCGACAGATGTTGAGCATGTTCAGTGCGGCCGACGAAAACGATTACGAACTGCTCGACTTCTATGCTGAAGAGTTCGTGTGCCCTGGTAACGAAATGAACACCTTCGCCCAGGTGAGTGATACGGACATTATGTTTGTGCTGCACCAGCGCACCGGGCCATCAGCAGGGCGTCGGTATAACGCGGTGATCTGCCGCTTCTCGTCGACGACGGGTGAGGCAGTAGTGGTGGGTACCGTGCTCGACCAGGGCCAACAGACGGTCGGACCTTTCACCGCGCTGACCTGCTACCAGTTCGAAGCCAAGAATGCAGAAGGAGAAGTGGTGCAAGAGCCATGTCTGCTGCTGCGCATGGGGGCGAACGATATTGGCCAGGTGTACACGTCAGTCGATGGTGGGGTGAACTGGCAACTGCTCTACGACCAGAACTCCACCCGCAAGATCAATTTCAGCGGCAACCCGTACTCGCCAAATGGCACGCCCTCTCTTGGACTGCATGTGATTGGCGCGGTGGGTGGCGGCTCCGATCCACAGAACATCGTCAGGGGGTGAATATGACGCCTTCGATCTATCGGATTTACAAGAACCCTCTCTATTCCGGAGCGATCTTCCAACTGATTCTTGAGGACGGTGTTTCATATGGGCGCGTCGCCTATGACCCGAACGACCCGCATCCTGGCACCGGCAACGAATACGACCAGTTGCCTGATCCAACCTTGGGCATGGATGGCAACCTCTACACGCTGCAGGCCACCTATGAGGATGGCGACTATCAGCTAGAGCTGGTCCGCTGGGTGATTGCGTGGGATGGTTCAGAGCCGCCGGCTGGATCGGTGGTGGCATCTGCCGTCGTGGGTGGTCTGGAGCCTAGCTTCGCCACCCGCGCTGTTGGATACCTGTTGCCAGGGTCGGATGGCATTCAAGCGTTCTTCATGCCGTATACCTCTGGTTCCGACACGACTGTGGCGCTAAGCCCTGGCCAGGTTCCGCAAGTTTTCAGCGAGTGCAGAATTCCTACTGGCTTTGAATATGGTGGGCAGCGCGAGCCAGAGGATCGTGTGCTTGGCCTGTTCAGTGGGGGCCTGCATGTGCTTGGCCTGGGAGGGCGTTTGGTATGACTGCGAATGTGGTGGCAACAGGTGACTTCCTGATTCCAACGCTGTCTGCGCCGAGCGGCGCGGAACTGGCTGCGACTGAAGTATATGGCGAGGACGATGCTTCTGAGCTTGTTGGCGGCTGGGAACTGATCACGATGGTAGGGCTGGTGGCTCTCCATCCGTCGCTGCAAACCATGATAGGAACCCATGCTGCAGCATTCAGGACCGGATCTGGCTGGGAGGTTCACATGCCAGGCCAGGGCATTGTGATTACTTGCGATGCGGCTATGACCTGGGAGTCGATGGTGCAGCAGCCAGGCACCGTGTACGAAGGTGGCGTAAGCCTCTATCAGCGCACAGCTGGAGGCCCTGCAGCATTCTGGCAGGGGTTCGTACAGTCGGCCGAGGACCAGTTCGGTGATGGCGGGGCAAGTTGGGTTCCAGATACGCCCGTGCCGCATGATGGGATTTTTACTGCGAGCGTGGACCTTGAGGCGCAGGGTGACGGCTTTGGCTGGGAAAACCCAGAGCCAGGATCTGGCTTTGTCAACTTGTACACCTACCTCGACTCGATTAACTCACTCTCGGTGGGGGTCGATTTTGGTGGCATGGAGCACGGTACGCCAGTGAGCCTATCGCTAAGTTCACCCAGCTTTACCACCCAGATGATCGGCTTCGATGGGGAGTTCGAAGGAGTCAGCTACTTCTATGCAGAGGGTCTGGAGCTTGATGGAGCGCTGGCCGAGGGCGGGGTTGCAGACGTTACGGCTGTGGTGGCGTTCGCGTGACCTTGATTGGCGAAGCCAGTGACATAGGTTTAGCGTAACTCGAACATTCTGGAGAGGCAGCATGGCCGTTCAGTACCCTACGCAGGAAGAGCAGGAACGCCGCCGTCAAGGTGAAAATCCGCTGATTGCCAATATGCCGAATTCGAGCCGTGCTGATCGCATGCAGGCACAAATGAACCAGCCTGTTACCGGGCCGCGCGGCACTATCCAGCCAGCTTCAGCCGGGGTTCCACGCCTTCCACAGCCTGGTGGGATACTGTCGGGTCTGGCTGGCGGGGCGGAGATCGTTGCGGGTGGTGCGGCGCTCCCATTCGCGGCTGGTCTGGACGCCGCGCGAGGCGGTATCGCAAGACTGGCCGGTGGCGACCCGAACACCCTGCCTGGTGGCGCGAGTCGCTATGCAGACGCTGCATCGGCGACGTTGTCACAGGGTATCGACCGTGCGTCTCTGGCTGCCGATCAATTGAAGGCCGGTACGCGCGAAGCCTTGGGTGTTCAGCCGCAAAGTATTAGCGATGGGATGCCGGGCGTTTCCGCACAGCCGTCGCCGGCTCCTGTTGCTGGGCAACCAAGTCCGCAGTCGCAAAGTATCGTTTCCAACATGCCAGGTCAGCCTGCTTCTGTGCAGGGTGCGGCAGGATCCGATGCGGCCTCAATGATCACGGTAAATGGCAGAACCCCGGCAAGCATCGGTGATGGGATCGGATCTTTCTCGCAGATGCAGCCGGGTGACTCTCAGCTGGCGCTGGGTCGCCTGCAGCGAGCGAACGATATCCGAGCACAGACTATTCAGGACAGCCGCCGCGGCCAGATCGGCGAAGGTGGCGGCCGCTTGACTGTGGTTGGCGACAATTCCTGGCTTGCTTCTCGCCGCGCCCCTACCTTGGCTGAACGCCAGCGGGCAAGGCTGGACACCATGGGCGCGCAAACTGAGGCAGTCCGCAGCCAAGCCCAGCAGGGCATTCTGTCCGGCATCGACGAGCGCCTAACCAACCAACTCAATCGCCAACGCACTCAGCAAGAACTGAATATCGGTGACATTCAGTTCACCGAGCGCCAGCGTCTTGAAGGGCTGGCAGCTCAGATGGCCGATACCAGCCTTAGCCAGGATCAGCGCGAGGCGGCGCGTAGCGCTTACACCTCGCTCAGTACGCCGGCGAAAGACCGGTACCAGTCGCAGGACATTATCATCGGGCGTGACGAGAGCGGTCGTGATATCCGCGGCTCGCAGCTGATCGATGTGACTACTGGGCGGCCGGTGACTGGTGGTATTGGGGATGGCATTACGGGGCTAACCCTAGTTCCCGCGGTAGGAACTCGCCAAGGCGGCTATGAGTTCTTGGGGGGTGACCCCGCAGATCAGAAAAACTGGCGCAAGGTCTAGCGGCTGATCACCTATATGCACACCAGGGGCCTGGTTCGTTCTTCTCGCAAGACTCACGATCTGCGCTGGCTGCGTCATACAGGCGATTACAAGCCACTCGCATCATCCCAGCTGCGTCCTGGCTTCGAGTGTCGCGCGCCTTCTTCAGTGCGCACTCGGCGCCAGATTCGTAACCCCAGAAGCCACGGCCTGATCCTTGCGCAACACCGTTGTAACGCTCGGGATATCTGGCGCTGCACACCTGATAGGCCGCTCCTGCGGCGTTGTTGTTCTGCACGCCGGGCAACTCGTCGAGCAGGCACGTGGCGAAGTTCCCAGCCTGGACCAGGCAGGAGAACGAGAACAGGGCGGTGGTGATGACTAATCGTCTCATGGGTTCGCTCTAGATTTTTCGCGCGTGCGTCTGATGCGCTTGGTGCTGCTTTCAGGCGGCGCTGCCTGTTCAATGCGGCGCTCGACTATTTCCATTATGGCCGCGAACTCTTCCATCGAGTTCGTCCCTTTGAGGGCGGCCAGCTTGTCGATGTTGTCGGCTATCGAACCTGTCATGGTCAAGTCGAATTCGGTATCGCCACTACGGACCGCCGTCAACTCGATTTCTGCAATCAACTGCTCGGTGAGTAGCGCGATCTGTTCCTTGCGGAAGGCGGTACGCGCTGCATCCAAAAGACTTTCAGCATCGCCTATGGCTAGTGGTCGAGCAAATGAAGTTCCGGCCGCATCCCCGTATGCGCGGGCTGGTGCGTCAGCAATCCCCTCCCGGCCAAAGCTGTCCTCAAGGCGAGCGACAATCTCCGCAGTAGTGGAGCGGCGGTTGTTTCTTGCTGCCTCCTCAAGGCGATCCTTGAGGTCTGCAGGCATGCGGAAATTGACTTGCGGGTCTGATCGGCTCATTCGCTAATGATGCAGCACGGTACTAGTTGACAGCAACAAAGCACGGTGCTTGAATTGTTTCCAGCAAAGCACGGTGCTTTGTTGTTTGGAGGTCGCCATGAGCAGGAAAGACGCACAGGTCAACGTTCGTATCCCGGAGGGGTTAAAGGACTACCTTGCCGAGCAGGCACTACAAAACCGCCGCAGTAAAACTGCGGAGATCGTACACAGGCTGGAGTGGTCGAGGGGGCAAGATGAGCGCAAGCGAAAGAATCAGGCTGATGCCTGAAAAGATGAAGCCCCAAGTGTTTCGAGCACTTGAGGCTTCTGGCGTGAAAACATTGGAAGGAGTTCACCCGATGAATGCTAACGCAAAGCCCGTGGAATGCAACCTTGAGGACGCCACTACGCCGGAGGAGATATTCAGCCTGCCCGACAACGTGCCGCTGAATCAGGATGTACTCAACACCTTCCTGGGCCGGGCGATCGGCCTGGCCGTCGTGCTTCAGGGCGGTGCCCTGCCTACGCATGAGAAGAACGTGCTCTGGCTGCTGGAGTCGCAGCTGAGCCAGATGAAAACCTATCTGGATCGCGCGCTGTGTGATCGGGAGGCTGCATGATGGGAAGCCTCACATCCCCCACAATCAACATTCATGGCCAGCAGATCCCTGTCGTTGAGTTCAACGGGCAGCGCGTCGTCACTCTAGCGATGGTGGATAAGGTGCATCAGCGGCCGGACGGCACTGCTGGTCGCAACTTCAGAGAGAACCGCCAGCGCTTCATTGAGGCCGAGGACTACCTAACTGTGCATTCCGACGAAATTCGTCGTCAGTCGCTGGGGGGTGTATTCCCGCCCAGGACGCCCAAAGGAATCCTGCTGACCGAATCGGGTTACCTGATGCTGGTCAAGAGCTTCACCGACGATTTGGCTTGGGAAGTACAGCGGCAATTGGTCAAGGGGTACTTCACCAAACGCGAGGTGCAGTTGCCATCGCTGCCCCAGTCATTCGCCGATGCCTTGCGTTTGGCGGCAGATTTGGAAGAGCAGAAGGCCAAGCTGCAGGTTGAGAACAAGCAGCAGGCGCAACGAATTGACAGCCTGGAAAATCTATTTCTGCCGGGAGAGACACCAACGCAGTTTTGTAAGCGACTTAACGGTGTCAATACTCAGCAGGTGAACGCGACATTGTTGGAGCTCGGATGGATATATAACTCCGAACGCGATGCTGAGCGCTCCCCCAAGTATCGTGTTGCAAGCAGGGTGCGCGACCGCTATTTGACAGAAAAGCCGCGAACCATTTCGGCTGAGGGCTGTGACTCTTTCATAAAGTATGACCTGCAGTTGTTGCTAGCAGGGGCGCAGCGTCTTCATCAGTTTTATCTCATGCACAAGCTACCAATGAAGAAGGGGTGGGATGGCGAGTTCACTATGGTGAAGCTGGTCGCAGAAGGAAAGATAGGAAGAGTGCTTTCTGGAAAGGACACAGGAGGGCGCAACGATGAATAAACTTCTGGAAGATAACCAGAAACATCGAGCCATGTTCAGCTTGCCGCCAATTCAATCAAGCAACGAGACCGCCCTTGTTGCCCAGGATTTACCGCCTCAGAAGGTTGTCACGGGCGACAAAGAGGTTGATGCACTGCTGTGGTTGCGTGAGGTGATTAGTACCGGGCAGGAGGGGCTTATCGCAATTGCTCTGGAAGCGGCAAAAAACATCAAGACCCCGTTTAAAGAGCTGGAGAAGCGGTACACGCAGAAGCTCGTCAAAGACAATCCCGGAAATTGGGCTGCCGCTTTTTCTTCTTTTGGATTTGCTGATATTCAGGGGTTGGCAGAGCGATCCATTGAAAAGGAGATGAAGAGGCGAGAGGCGAACGCAAGATTTCCAGGGGAGACTATTTGGGACAACACGCCTGCCGAGGATTTCTGTGTAACTACGCTGAAGCGTTGCCCGAAATTTAAAGGCTGCACTGACTATGATAAGGAGGCAGTTAAAGAGCGATTTTTAAAGCATGCCGATTTACTGCCATTCACTCTCACGGACTGCTTGCATGAGCTTAATTATTGGAGCGACCTGTATTGGCTCCGTAACTCATTTGGTAGCGGTGATGGCCCGGATGAGGCGACTGTTCGAGAATGGTTTGTCTTCGGTCTGCTCGCCGAGATCAAACCGCGTAGTCATGCCGAGGCTAAATTCGTACTCTGGTGGTTGCGTGAAAAGGATCGGAGTGATCATCAAGAGTACGATGCGATCGTCGACAACCTTCTGGATCATCCCGGAATGGTTGCCGAGCATGATCAGACCTCTACGGTGTAATACTCCGGTCCATTCTGACAATCCCCCACTACTGGGGGATTTTTTTCGTCTTGTTCAAGCAGGCCAGTGACATAGCGTTCTCTGAACGGTGCCGCACGGTGCGGCTGTTTGGAGGTGGTAATGGCTGGGCCTTGGGACGATTACTCGCAAAGCAGCAGTTCTGGTGCTGAGCCTTGGCACCAATACAGCTCGGAACCTGAGAAGCCGAAAGCCAGCGGCATCGTCGATACCGTTGTTGAGGGAGCCAAGAACACTGGCCGCGCGATCGCCTCCACTGTCGATGCTTACACCGGCAACACGCAGGGCGTCGCAGATCGCGCCGCCGAGCAAGCGCAGGCCCCTCGCGATCCTCGTCTTGAGCAGTTCCAGGCTGACTATGCAGACCGCACCGCGGCACTGGGTGAAGATCCTGGCCTGCTGCCTACCATTGGTCAGGGCATTGGTGCCATCGTCGATAACCCGGCCGGTGCTGGGCTGGCCGTGCTTGAGCAACTGCCGAATGCTGCAGCAGTACTCGGCGGTGGCTGGGCTGGCATGAAAGGCGGCGCGGCCATCGGCGCTGGTATCGGCTCTGTTGTGCCGGGTGTCGGTACTGCTGCGGGCGGTACCGTCGGCGGTGTGATCGGCGGCCTGGCTGGCATGTTCCTCGGTAACGCCGCGCTTGAAACCGGCAGCAAGGCAATGGCTGCCGCTGATGACGGCGAGGTGACCCAGGAAGAACTGGCGCAGGCCAGGCGAGAGGGTGCGATCAAAGGCGGTGTGATCACGGGCGTGGATGCGCTCACGCTGGGTGTCGGCGGGAAGGTGGCCAGCACCTTGCAGCGTACCAGCAGCACCGCGCTGGAGGCTGCTACTCGCAAGACGCTGATGGATCGTGGCATTGACGTGACCAGCGAAGCCGCCGTGGTTGCCGCCCGGGCAAACCCTGAAATTGCTGCTGCCGTGCGGGTCGCGCAGGACAATGCGCGCAAGGCCACTGATCGGCTTGGGCGGCGCGTGGCGACTGGCGGTGCGCTGCTGGGCATGGAGACTATTGGCGAAGGCGTTGGCGAATACCTTGGCGAACTGGCGGCTACCGGCGAAGGGAATATCCCTGATGCGGTGCTGGAGAGCCTGCTTTCTCTCGGCCAGAGCACGGCCGAGACTGCTTGGAATATGAGCCGCACCCGCATGGTCCAGCCGTCGCCGTCTGCTGATAACCCGATGCCAGCGCCGGTACCGGCACCAGACCCCAATGCTGGCGTTATTTCCCGCACTGCAGCGCTACTGCCGGCGCCTGATCGTCTGGCGCTGCCTGCTCCAGAGCAGGTGCTGTATGCGGATGCTGCTGGCCTGGTGAGCGAGCAAGGGCCTGCCCGCAACGTGGACCGCGAGCAGCGTCCGGTACCAGGGCGCGAGGCTGGTCAGCTAGGCGGTGGCCCCGGCATGGACCAGCAGACGCCGCGCGGTGAGCTGCCTATCACTGGCGAGGTGATCCCGGCTGCACGCATGCCACAGGCGCAGCCGCCGGCAACCCAGCGAACGTTCGAGGCTGAACCGGTGCGCCAGGCGCTGCCTGACCTGCGCCCAGAGGCGGTTGTGGTGGACAGCGCCGGTCAGGCTCAGGTGGGCAGGGTGCCGAATCAGCAGCCGACCGAGCCGGCGCCGCGCGTGGATGGCATGACCGCCCAGGCGGCGCCAGGCCAGCGCCCGCGGTTCGATCAGATACTGCAGCAGGCTCGCCAGGCGGGCGAGCAGGCTGATGCTGTGGCCCTGGCCGCTGCCAGTGGGGCGACCAGGGCGCAAGCTGCGCGGGCAATAAAGGCCGTGCGGGACGAGCAGCAGGCGATCGCCACCGTCTACCGGAGCGTTCCCGGTGCGAACAAGGCGCTGCGCTCGATGCCGGAGCCGGCTGCGTTCGAAGTCGTGAAAAGCGGCAATCGCGAGTGGCGCATCCGGCGCCGCCAGGAGGTGCAGGGTGCTGATAGTCGGCCGTGGCCTGTTAATGACCGAGCCGCAGGCGATACGCCTGCTGTGCCAGATGCGGCAGATAACGTGGCGCGAGAGCCAACTGTGGCTGAACGGCCTGCCGCTGCCGGGCGATCGGCAAAAGCTGGTCGATCTGGTGTTCCTGCTGCAGCTCAAGGGGCAGACGGACAGCGTGCACTGAGCGAGCAGCCTGCTGCTGATCAATCCGCAGCCAGTGAAGAAACTGCACCAGTTCAGGCCGCTGAACAAGCGCCGGCGCTGCCCGAGATCCTGGCTACCCCGCGCAAGCGCTACATCGACCGCCAGGCCAAGGCCGCCGGCATCAAGAAGGGGTCGCCAGGCTACGACCAGGCCATCCAGCGCCTGCAGGACCAGTACGAGGCGGACGTCGATCGCGCCTCGGCCGGCATCACCTTCGAGCAGTACAACGAACTGAACAGCGACAGCCCGGAAGGCGTGAACCGCCAGGCGTGGGAATCGCTGCGCCAGGAGTTCGGCCAGCAGCAGTACTCGCGCAACAGCTACCGCCGCGCACCAGAGCAGGAGAATGGCGCCCGTGCGGGACAACTGCGTATCGCTATGAAGGTGCTGACCGGAGCCTGGCAGAACGCTCCGGATATCAAGGTGGTGCAGTCGATCAAGGATCTGCCGACCCGCCAGCGGCAGCGCGTAGAGCGCGATGGCGCGTTCGACGTGGAAGGCATCTTCGCCGATGGCCAGGTGTATCTGGTGGCCGATAACCTGCGCGACGCCAGGCATGCGGCGTTCGTCCTGCAGCACGAAGTACTTGGCCACGCCGGTCTGCAGGGCGCCTACGGCCAGCGTCTGACGCCGCTGCTCACGAGCATCTACAGCGGCAATGCCGAAATGAAGGCCCAGGCGGATGAGTTGGTGCGTCGCTTCGGCTACAAGCCGGCCGTGGCCATGGAGGAAGTGCTGGCGGATATGGCAGGCGCCGGTACCATCCGGCAGCAGGCATTCTGGCCTCGCATTGTCACGGCCATGCGCAACGCGCTGCGCTCGATCGGCTTCAACATGCGATGGACCGAGGGAGATATTCAGGGGCTGCTAGCCAACGCTCGCCGCTACATCGAGCGCGGGAAGGGCCGTAGCCGCGGACGCACCGTCTTCTCGCGCAATGGTGACAGCGGGCGCCTGGTTGAAATGGTCGACGAGCAGGGCCGCCTGCTGGCGCCGAATGGCAAGCCGTCGAAACTGACCCAGAAGCAATGGCACCAGGCTCGCAGCGAGAACTTCAAGCGCTGGTTTGGCGACTGGCAGGCTCTGAGCGCGCAGGCGCGTTTAGATGCGAAGGCGCCGCTGAAGCTCCGCATGCCCGAAGCCTGGAGGGATCTAACCGAGCGTGAGCGCCTGGCGAAGGTTGAGGCATCGCTGAAAACCATGGCCAGGCAGAGCGCAGCGCTGCCGCATGACGATCTGGGCGACGTGGCGATGGCAATGTCGGGAGCGAAGAAGGCGGCATCGTCGGCTGCTGACCCCGCAAAACAGGCGGTACTGACTCGGCTGCAGCAGGCATTTGAACATTCGATCTATGCCAGCAGCACTCTATCGACGCAGAGTGGCCAGACTGCCGCATACCACAAGCTGCTGGCCCCGATCGATATCGATGGGATTCAGTTGGTGGCGGTCTTCACTGTGCGGGAGGACGTCAACGGTCGGATGTTCTACAACACGGTGACCGTCGACAGAAAAGAGAACGCCTTGGCAGTCTCTCCGGGCGATGTGAGCAGTGCTCAGGGGTCGCTCCCGGCCAATACCAAGGCGTTGGATACCTTTTTACGTCGACCGCTCGCCCGCGTCAATCCACAAGACGTGTCAAAGGTGACGGATGGTAGTGGCGAGCCTATGGTGCTGTACCATGGCACCGCCGAACAGTTCACCATCTTTGATCAGAGCCGGTCGGGCAGGAGCACTGGCCATACCACAGCACCACTTGGTGTGTTCCTCACCAATGACGGCACCCTGGCGAAAGCCTACGCGGAGAAAGCAACAGACGGCATGCCGGGGTTGGCCAACGTGATGCCGCTGTTCGCCTCGATCAAGAACCCGTATCGCATGAGCGTGGGGGAATCGCAGAGTCTGGATTCGTTCGAGAAGGCGATCGCCATGCGGCAGCGGCTTGAAGCCGAGGGCTATGACGGCATCCAGCTTGCGAATACCGGTACCTGGGTGGCGTTCTACAACAACCAGGTGAAATCGGCCACGAACAACACGGGCGCATTCGATCAGGTCGATCCTGATATCCGCTACCGCCGTGCAGGCCAGAGTACTGTCGATCTACTCGATACCTTCACTGATCGGTTTGTTACCGGGAAAACTGCAGATGCCTTCCCTGAGCTGAATCAGGGGGCGCGCGACTTCCTGAACAAGATCGGCTCACCGCCGGCGCTGACCAAGGCCAAGGAGTGGGTGCGCGAGCGTACTGATCGCGTGGCCACGAAGATCCGCCAGGGCGTAGTGGACCGTTATGCAGCGCTGAAAGAGCTCGACGAGAAGCTTCTGGGCAAGGATTTCATCGCCAACGCCATTCACAGCAGTTCGTGGGTGCTTGCGCGTATGTCGTCGTCGGCCTCTGGTGCGCTGAATGCGATGCTGACCACTGGGCGCCTGCGCTTCGACGGGAAAGAGCGGGTGATCACCCTGCAGGACGGCGACAAGACAGGTGGGCTTTCTGCCGTACTGACGCAGTTGGGTTCGGCTGCAGAGGTGGAGCGCTTCATGGGGTGGATTGCCGCGAACCGCGCTGACCGCCTGATGCAGGAGGGGCGCGAGAACCTGTTCACGGCCGATGAAATTGCCAGCGGCAAGCAACTGAATGGCGGGCGTACGGCGGACGGCAAGAGCCGGCAAACGCTGTACAGCAAGGTATTCAGCGAGTTTCAGCAGTACCGTGACGATGTGCTGGCTATTGCCGAGGCGAACGGCATTATCAATGCCGACACCAGGGCGATGTGGCGTGACGAGTTCTACGTGCCGTTCTATCGGGTGATGGATGAAGAGGCTGCTGCCGGCGGCGCGCGAGCGAGCAAGGGGCTGAGCCGGCAGGAGGCCTACAAGAAGCTGAAGGGCGGCAAGCAGAATCTCAATGACCTGCTGGAAAACACCCTGATGAACTTCCACCACCTGATTGCGGCCAGCCTAAAGAACCAGGCCGCGACGCAGGCCATGGTCAACGCCGAGCGCGCCGGAATTGCGCGAGTGGTGTCAGAGAGCCGCCGTGATCCGAAGACCAGCACTTTCGTCCTGAAGGATGGCGAGCGTGTCTTCTACGAGATCGATGATCCCCTGGTATTCGAGTCGCTCACTGCTCTGGCAGATCCTGGCTTGAATAACTTGGCGGTGCAGACCATGTCGGCCTTCAAGCGGCTGTTCACCAACCTGACCACGGTTACGCCGCAGTTCATCCTGGCCAACACCATGCGTGACCTGATGCAGGCCTCGGCGACCTCACCGACCAGCAAGAACCTGTTCAAGAACCTGTCGCAGGGCGTTGCGGGTTACCGGGATGCGCGCACCCGGGCGGAAATGCAGGCCAGCGGCGGGGCGTTCAGCTTCGGCCACCTGTACGGCGCTGACGTGAATGAGGTGAAGGCCAGCCTGAAGAAGACCGTTACCGGTGCAGAACTGGTAACGGATGTGAGCATGGTACCGAAGCTTCTGCGAGCTGGCTGGCGGCGCTGGGGAGAGGTGGCAGACACCGCCGAGAACGTGAGCCGTGCGGCCACCTACCTGCAGAATGTCGATGACCTGGGGCGCCTGCGCGCTGCCTATGAGGCGCGTGACATTATGGACTTCAGCCAGCACGGGGCATGGCCGGCGATCCGCTTCCTGATTCGGGTGGTGCCGTTCCTCAATGCCCGCCTGCAAGGCCTGGACAAGCTGTATCGCTCTGGCGTCAAGCCGGCGCTGTTGACGGCCATGGGGCAGGGGACCGCCAGTGACAAGCAGGCTGCTGCACGATTCAGTGCAGTGACTGGCGCGCTCACGCTGGCCAGCATCGCCTTGTACCTGGCGAATGCGGATGACGATGAATACCGCAAGCTCGAGGATTGGCAGAAGGACGCCTACTGGTTTATCCGCATCGGTGACAATGCGTTCTTCATTCCGAAGCCGTTCGAGGTGGGGGCGATCGCCACCATGGCCGAGCGCGTGACCGAGCAGCTCGTCGACGACAAGGCGACTGGCAAGCTGTTCGCCGACCGCCTGAAAGACATGATGATGCAGACCTTCAGCTTCAACCCGGTGCCGCAGATGTTCCAGCCGGTGATCGATATCTACTCCAACCGGGATGCCTTCACGGGCCGCGATATCGAAACCGCAGGCATGGAGCGCCTGAGCAAGGGCCTCCGCTCCAGGGACAGCACCACCGTGGCGGCGCAGGCCGTGTCGAGCGCGAGCCGGGTGTTTGGCGATGAAACGCCGTTCGCGCTGTCGCCTGTGCAGGCTGATCATCTGATTCGTGGCTATTTCGGTACCGTGGGTGCGAACGCGGCCGGCATCATCGATACGGTATGGCGCGGAGCCACTGGCCAAGAGGCGCCGGACAAGCGCTGGAGCGAGTACCAGCCGATTCGCCGCTTCTATCGCGACCTGGGCGCACCAGCGCCTTACACCCGGTACAGCACGCTGTTCTACGATGGGCTGCGCGAGGCGAACCGCATTTACTCGGACGTGCGCGAGCTGCAAGGGCTTGGGAAAACGGCAGAGGCGCAGGATCTGGCCGCCGAGAAGCGCGGCATCCTGGCGATGCGGCAGCAGCTCAACCGCCAGCAGCGCCGTATCAGCGAGATCAACAAGCAGATGGAGAATGTGCGCCGCTCTGACCGGGACGGTGCCTGGAAGCGCAAGGAAATCGATAGGCTCACGCTGATGCGCAGCCTGATCACTGATCAGGTAGGGAAGCAGATCGAGGCGGTGAGGGCGAACTGAGGGCCTGTTCAGGCCCTCTTATCAAGTTGGACCACGTTGCCGCGCTCAAGCGCGGCGAGGTAGTCGGCATACCACTGCATCATCGTGCGCCGCTGCTCAAGGTATGTGGCCTTGTTGTAGATCCTGGCGACGCCTTCCTCGGCGTGGGACAGTTGCGCTTCAACGTGGTCTTTCGGGAAGTCGTTCTCTCGCAGAATGGTAGATGCGATGTGGCGGAAGCCGTGACCAGTCTGCATCCCCTCGTAGCCCATGCGGCGAAGGGCCATGTTGAAAACCATGTTGCTCAGCGGTTTGGTGCGGTCATTCCGTCCAGGGAACAGCAGCTCGTAGGAGCCTGAGTACAGTTGCAGCTCCTTGAGCAAGGCGACCGACTGGGTGGAAAGCGGAACGATGTGCGCCCGCCGTTTTTTCATCCGTTCAGCCGGGATTTCCCAGATGGCTTTGTCCAAGTCGATTTCGCTCCAGCGGGCCTCGCGTACTTCGCTGGGGCGCAACCCGTTGATCACCAGCAGGCGCAGACCAATCCGGACGATTCTATTGTTGTAGGCGCTGATTGCACGTAGGAGGGCGGGAAGCTGGACCTGCTCGACGTGGGCATAGTTGGTGGACTGCTTTTTCTGGAGGAACTTGTCGAGGCCGTCGACTGGATTGTTGATCGCCCGGCCGGTAACCCGGGCGAGGTCGTAAATCTCTTTACAGAATCGGCGCACGTTGCCCATCTGGTCGAGAATGCCTTTCTTCTCCATGGAGCGGAACAGTTCCATCCATTCCATCGGGGTGATTTCGGCGTAGGGCCGGTTACCCATTCTCGGGAAGACATGCAGTTCCAGGGCGCCTATCACTCGCTTGGCATACCCGTCGCCCCAGCCGGCCTTGCGTGTGGCATACCATTCTCGGGCCAAGAGTTCGAACAGGTTCTCGGATTGTGCCTTCTCTTCCGCCTCGACCGCTTTGCGCTGAGTGGAAGGGTCTATGCCTTGGGCGATGAGCGTGCGCGCTTCCTGAGCCTTGGCCCTGGCCAGGGCGCCACCGACACTGGGGTATGGGCCGAGGCCGAGCCAGGAGCGCGCCTTCGAGCCTGGTTTCGAGTACCGTAGCTCCCACAGCTTCTGGCCGGATGGCTTCACTCGAAAATACAGACCCTGACCGTCGTGTTCGCGGTATGTCTTGTCTTCGGGTTCCAGGCTGGAGAGGGTGGTATCGGCCATCGGCCGGCGCTTGATTTCCGCTCGTTTCAT